TTGGCGAAGCTGGCCGAACTGGATCGCGAGATCGAAGCGTATGGGCGCGACTCCCGGCGGCGACATGCCGGCATCCCTGCGGAGCACGTCCCGCATCTCAGCGATCCGCGGGAGACGGTAGCCATGGGGGCGGCGCCTCCTGGGGTCGACGCGGAAACGGGGCTGCTGCTCCCGGAGACGGACGACGGCAAGCGCCGACGCGCCGACCTGCGCAGGATCCTGCCGCCAAAACAGCGCGCCAGGCTCGCGGCGAAGCGCCTGGTGACGAGCAAGAGGAATTACGGCAGGTGAAGGGAAAAAGGGGAGGCCCCGCGCTGGTAACACGGGGCCTGCTTGCCTGCTACCCAGAGGCCGCACGAACGGCCTCATACCACGCCCTTCTGGCGAGCGCCTCCATCCGCCGCTCGACATCCACGCACGACCCGCAGGTAACCAACCAGGCGTGCGCCGCGTAATGGCGCTGGATCTGCTCCTGCGAGTCGTCGATCGCCAGTTGCAGATTCACCAGGGCGTTCAGCGCCCGCTCCCCGGATGGGCCCGCTAGAAGATCGCGCATGGCTACTCCGCCTCCCCGACATAGAGCACGTACCGACTGTCATTCGGCGGCCAGTAGAGCGAGGTCGCGCGGGGAGGCAGTCCGAGGGCACGGCCCTTCGCGCGCCGCCAGGAATCGGCGCGCCAGGCGGCGCTACGTTCCGCGAGGGCCATCTCGCGTCGGAGCATGCCGCGGGGCTCGCCGTCAAAGGCGCAGGACTCGGCCTCCCTAACCGCATCGGCAGCATCGATCCGGCCAACGACGACGTTTTGGTTCCGGAGATACCGCCTAGCGGCGGCATCCAACGCGGCAGGGATCTCGGCGTGCCGCTGATGGATCGTCAGGCCCATGGCTAGATCTCCTCCGCCGGGAGCGAGGCAATGCACTCGGCGACGATCGACTTCGGCGCTCCGCCGTCCTCCACCAGCGCGGCGCCCACGCGCTGAATCGCGCCCACCAGCGCCTGCGTGGAGTTCCCCGCGTCGAGCAGCTCCCCGCCGCGCCAGTCGGAGGCGCCGTGCGAGTCCCAGCCGGGAGCCGGAGCGGAGGCGACGCCGTAGACGATGGCGCGCCCGTCCTCGTGCTTCCGTACCCGGAGATCCCATCGAGCCTGCTCGTAGCTGGGGAGCGGCGTCCCACCCTGGGAGTCGACGACATCCCAGCCGTGGGCGATCCCCGTCCATTCCTCGGGGCGGATCTTGACCGGCGGCCTGTTGGTGAGGGTGATGGTTCGCGTCTTGGTAGCGTCTGCCATGGCGACCTCTGGTGCGGGCTGGCTCATCGGTACCGGGGGCCCGTGCTCCGGTAGACCGCCTCGCAGGGCGGTTTCGCCTCTCAGGGGACGCGAAGGATGTACGGCCGATCCCATTTCCCTACGTTGACCTCTACATACCAGCCTACGTTGACGTAGTCGGACTGGAGATCGCTGCGGTCCCAGTTCCCATCGTTCAGGGCGGGAAACAGGTCGGCCAGAAACGCCAAGGATGCACCATGGAATGCGTCCTGCCAGTAGTGCGGGTTGACGGACAGATGCCCACGAGCGGCGCCCTCCGCCAGGATCTCGGCAGTCCAGCGCTCCGGGACCCTGTCCCCAAAGAAGTCGACCGATCCCTCCGAGATGGAAACCACAAGCGCGGAATGGTCGCACACGGACAAGGTCGCCTTGACTCCGTGCCGCGCGCAGACCTCCTTCACGCGCGGGGCGATCGACTTCTTCTTCTCCTGGGACATGTAGGCCATCTAGCTCTCCTTGGCGCGCCGTGGTCCCGGGCGCGAGGGGCGCTGCGAATCAGCAGCGTGAGAGGACTATATACAGGACCGGCTCGCGTGTCAAGTGTACCCACGAAGGGCACGTCAACGGCGTGTAGTTATTTGCGAATCTTCCGTTTCGCGGGCCCGGGTCGGGGGTCTTGAAGACCACCCGATTCCCACCCCTCCGCCCATTCCTCCAGGGCCTCCGAGGCCGCCGTGGCGAGCGGGAGATCCGGCCGGCCCCTGGCACTCGACGCCTCCCGGAGCGCGGCCAGCGCCTTCGCCGAGACCCGCACGTGACTGATCTCGGGTCTGGCCTCGCGCTCCTCTCTCGGCAGTCCGAGGGCCCGGAGCGGCTCGCCGGGGTGACGCCTCCGCCGCACGTAGTGGCCCCAGCACAAGCCGAAGGCGATGACCGGTTGGCCACAGGACGCACCCTCCTTGCGCCCGGGGGCGGGACAGGTGGGCCGGGGCGGCGACGCCGCGCGCGCGTCGTCCTCAGCGTAGACGGCGCGCTGGCGCTCAATGGCGACGGGGTCGTAGGCCGCGACCGGCCCGCCGCTCGGGGACAGCAGATCTCGGCGTGAGGCCGCGGCGACGGCGCTGTTCCTGGGCTTGCTCATAGCGACTCCATCTCCGACGCCACGCGGGCCAGGCTGGCGGCGGTCTCGTGGCCGGAATCACGCAGCGCCGCGCGGGCTGCCTCCATGGCGTCGAGCAGCTCGCCGCGCGCACGACTCCAGCGATCTCCGTGCATTCCGGGTTGGGCAAGGTCCGCCTCGATGGCGGCAATCAGGCGCCGGAGGATCAGGGAGTGGTCACGGCGAGGCTCAGGGGTTGGGCGGGTAGGCATGTTACCTCCAGATAACGGCAACGGCGATGGCGAGCGCCGCGAACGGAAGGGCGCACATGGAGAGCAGCAGGGCGAAATCGAGGATATCGGCGGTGCGCTGCTGGGGTGGGATTCGGATCACGGCGAAATCTCCAGACGGTAGGTGAGGGGAAGATCGGCGGCCTCCAGGAGGCCCCGAGACCATTTGGGGCGATCGTCGTAGTGAACCTCCTCGATCTCGGTCTGGGATAGCGGTTGGACGTAGCCCAACACCTCAGCCTCGATCTCGGCGCGGGAGCGTCGAGCCTCGACGGCGCGGCTACCCATGCATCCGCGCAGCAGTCTCCGGGACGACCAAGGCCCTGGGTCTCTCTTGGATCCCTCGCGCCAGATCCAGTCTCCGTAGGCCCGGCGCCAGCCCAGCGGTTTCACGGCGACGCCTCGACGCGGAGCGGAGCCACCCACCTGTTCCCGTGCTCCTCGTCCGGGAGCCGGCGTGCGTCGCGCTCCTCATACTTCAGACCCGCGGTCACGCTGCGGCCTCCGAGGCGCCGGACCTGGGAACCCACTCGCCGTCAATCTCCTCCTGGAGCGCCTCCCAATCCGCGCTGGACGCACAGCAGGGATCGACGCCACGCCTGCGGCATCGAGCCGCCCACTCGGCAGCTTCCTCTTCCTGGAGGATGTGGGCCTGGCCGACCGTCATGTCGGCCGGATCGAAGCCGTGCCTGTGGCACCGCAACAGCCACATGTCGTGACGCCGGTTCTGCCGGCGCAGCGCCTTGGTCTCAGCCGCGAGCCGAGGATCCGGCCGCGGCGGGACGAGGAGGGACAACTCGCGTGCCGTCACTCCGGCGCGTACTGCGGCAAGGATGACAGGGTTCATACGTTGCCTCCTTCGGTTCTCCCGTCGCTCCATGCGGCGGGGCAATACGGTTACCGACCCCTGGTGACGGCGACAAAAAAGGTCCCGCCATCCAGCCGCAGCACCAGGCCGCTATGCTTCGGATCCGGGTGCTCATCGTCCAGGCTCACTGCCGCGTCGGCGAGCTGATCGGACTCCTCGATGATCTCGCGGAGACACTCAACCACCGCGTCAGCGCTCCACGGACAGTCATTGCTACCGGGCGTGACAGTCATATCGGCTCCTGGTGCTACGAGTTGACTGCTAGTCGCGCCCCGGGACTCGAACCCGGAGGCCGCCGTCCGGCGCGCGAGGGGCTACGGCTACAGGAACTCGCTTTCGCCGCAGGGGCACTCGTCCCACGACTTCCCAGCGTTCGAGCCGCGGACCACGACGTGCCGGGTGCGCCGCTTCCCGCACGGGCACTTCGTGCGCTGGCGGGACAGTCGATCCACCTCGGCAGCCGCTGCGGCTGCGTAGGCGCGGTAGTAGGCCTGCTCCAGCCGGGAGGGGATGCCCTCGATCTCCGCGGCGCCCGCGTTGATCGCGCCCTCGTCCCAGGCGACATGCCCATCCCTGAGCGTGCCCAGCACGGCCCCGAGGCCCTGCTCTCGGAGCATGTCCCGGACCTCTCCGCGACCAGCTCGCGCGCCCTTCCGTTGCGCCGCCAGCTTGGCTTTGCTCTTGATGGCCATGACTCTCTCCGTCTGGTGTAGCGGGTTAACTACGAGTCCCTGCTCAGCGGTACGGGCGCTCTCGCTCGGCCTTGACCTCGGCCTGGACCGCCTCGGTCCAGGCCCTTCGAACGGCGCCCTCGGCCTCGTCGATGGCCTGCTCGGACTCGGCGCCGTGCTGGTACTCCCCCGACTCGCTCAGCTCGTCCGTCAGGACGGCTTCGAGCGCCTCCATGGCGTCGGACAGGGCCTCGTCCGAGGTGAGGCCGCGATCGAGCGCCAGCCGCGCCTCATGGATCGTCGAGTCGTCGGACGACTCGTAGTTGCAGTTGCAGACGGTCGGATAGCTGGTGGCGGCCATGGCTAGCGGTCCTCTCCGCGCATGGCGGCCAGAATCGGGGCCGGGAGCTCGCGGAGCACGGGACGCTCGCCGGAGCTGTCCCACCGGCCGAACCTCAGCGCGCTGATATCGTCGAGGATCTGCTCGCGCTGGGCGGAGTTGGTGGCGGGGCGCGCATACTCGCGCGCCAAATTCAGGGCCCGATCGAAGTTCTTGCTCGCCATCTGGTTTCTCCTGGGTGGGCTGGCCGCTCCGTGCGTCCAGCGTGAGGTAACTATACACAGGACCGGCGCGCGTGTCAAGTAGCGCGTCGGATGATCTCAAGGACGCGCGATCGGTCGGCCCTGAGCGGGGAGTCGGTGTACGCGGTTACGTACACGATCGTCTTCGGGCCGACCCGGACCACGTGCGCCTCGCCCACGCGGTCAATTCGGACCACGTCCCCGCGGCGGATCTCCAGATCGGGGAGGCCTCCGGCTTCGGCCAGGGCCGCCACCTCGACGGCCAGCCGGGAGCGGACCTCGACGAGCCGTGCCTCGTTCTGGGCGCGCGCAGCCTCGCCCACCCACACCGGATCGGACTGGCGCCGCACGCACTGGCGCTCATCGGCCCGGAGGCGGTCGATCCGCCGGGCGATGGCTGGCGCCGTCGCCGCCTCCTCATGCCGGAGTCGGCTCGACTCGGCCCGGCGCTCCAGGTCCCGGGCGACGTCCAGCAGCTCCACGCCCTTCGCGGTGGCGGCATGGCTGCGCTCTACCGCGCGGCGGTGGCGCCGCTCGGAGTGGTGCCCCACCAGGATGGGTTGCCCGAGCGGGATCCCCTCCACGAGGGCCGACCCCCGGGACAGCGCAGCCTCGCCAGCGGCACGGGCCGACTCCGCGCGTGCGGCCAGGCGATCGGCTCGTTCCGCGGAGTACTCGACCTCGCCGCCGTCCTGGACCTCGATGCCGGCGGGAACCACGGCCGACCGGGAGGGGTGGTTCCAGGAGCTCCGGTAGCTGCTCCAGCGCCACCCAGCGGAGCGCAGCGCGGCCAGGGTTTCGGCGGCCGGGCGCGTGGCGAATGCGAGCCAGCGGCGCCCGGTGACGTGATCTCGGGAAAGGGTGGCGGTCATGGCGTGCTCCGGGCGGCGGCGATCTGCTGCCATCCGCCTCCTCTGCGACACCGCAGGCACTCCCCGGCGCTGTGCCAGTACACGGAGTCCCTTCCCCCATCGGCCATGATCGGCAGCGTTCTCCCGACGAGGTAGGGGGCCGCGATGCTGACCGTCCAGCCGCACGAGCACGCCGGGGCTGGCGCCAGCGCTTCCCCGACCGCCTTGGTCACTGCCTTCGGTTCCGAAGTCTTCATGTGCTGGACTATATACAGACTAGACGGACGTGTCAAGGGCGCGCTCGCTCGGGTATCCACTTGACACGCTGGTCGGTCCTGTATATAGTACCTCACATGACGACCACTACCGAGCAGCCCATCCTCGCGCCCGAGCATGTCATCTACAGCTACAGCCGCGCCCAGGCCATCCGGGATGGGTAGTGATCAAGTTTGCCCCTTGATCACTACCAAAAAGTTCCCGAGCCACCGTGCTCTTGCCGGCACCGGACGGCCCGACGATGAGTCCGACGCTCCACGGCCGCTCTTCGAGCGGCAGATTCACGTCCCATTCGACGCGCGATTCGGCGGCCGGCGGCACGTCGAAGATCCCCCGGAGCTGGAGGACTCGCGCGGATGGGCGGATCGTTGAGCTGACGACTACGTGAGCGCGCGGCATTCGAGCCCCTCCGCCAGGAATCGATCGAGCAAGCCCTTCTGGTCGGCCTCGCTCGCGCATTCGACAACTACCTGCCATCGCTCCGGAATCGGCCCTTCGTCCGGTCCGGCGCGATCCAGCAGGGCGGTCCCCGCGTCCTCGGTCATCTGCCGGAGCATCGCTGTGAGCCCCGGATCTTCCGTCGAGACCTCAGCGATCAGCGCCGTCAGCGCTGCGTCGTCGCGGGTGGCCATCTCGGTGATGGGGTCGAGCGCCACCAGCGCGAGCTTCTCCTCCTGCGGGGAGAGTTCGACGTACAGCACCGGCACAGTGGCGACGCCCTGCCGCAGCGCCTCCTCAACTCGGGCGTGACCATCCAGGACGTAGCCCGTGGCCCGGTTGACGATCACCTGCTTGAGCCAGCCGAGCTCGCGGAGCGAGCCTCGGAGGGCGTCCAGTTGCGCACCGGGGTGCCGCCGGAAGTTGGCGGGGTTGGCGAGCAGCTGGTCCGGCGGGACATCCCCGAACCCGACGATGCGATTTGCGATGAGACCTGACTCGTTCGGCACATTCACCTACCTTGGAAAGGGCAAAACCTCGACCGGACGGAACGATAACACAGGCCGAAACCGTCCTTTCCTTGGCCGCGCGATCCCGCGGAACGCCTCGGGCTGGCCTTAGGCGTGCCTTGCGGCGCGATTCGACGACCCATGGGCGGCATCCGACTGCCAATACCGCCCCTGAAAGCGCTGCCCCATGGCGTATCGAGCCCAATGTGCTAGCCTATCGGGCGAGACCTATGGCGAGACGGGCGAGAACGCGAGAACTGTACGATCGGCTGCTCCAGGGCTACCGGGACGCTCCGGGGAACCACGCGCATGCGGCACGTGTGGCGGGCATGGAGCACAGGGCATGTAAGCGCGCCTGGGAGGAAGGGTGGCCTCCCTTGCCGTGGGCCATCCCGATCAAGGACCAGATCTACTTGGAGCAGGAGCAGGCCCGCCTCGCCGCGCTCCAGATCTCCGACAAGGACCGGGAGGCCAAGGAGGCGGCGAAGCAGACGGTGCGCCAGGCAGCCATCGACGCTCACGCCGAAGTCGGCCAAGCCGTCGTGTCGGCCCGGAAGAACGCGATGGCGCTCATGGGTGTGACGCAGGTGTTGTTCAAGGGCCTGCTCCGCCTCAACGAACGGACCTCGGCGCTCCTGGAGAAGCCCGACACCGACCTCAAGCCCGAGCAGGCAGTCAGGATCTCGGAGCGCATCAGCAAGACGGTGAAGCAAGCGGCCGAGACGATGAAGCTCGCCATCGTGATGGAGCATCTGCACCTCGGACGCCCCACGGAGATCCTCGGGCTCACCGACGCGGATGGCGAGATGTCGATGGAGGAGGCGCTGCGCGAGATCGAGATCGCCCGAGAGGATGCGGATCGATTCAAGCAGCGCGTCGCGGCGGCGATCGGCGGGAAGCTGGAGGTCATCGACGGCGGGAAATCTACGGGAGGGTCGGGGCCATGAGCGAGGCCGTTCCGGATCCGGTGCCGCTGGCCGTGGTCCGAGTAGACGAGACACGCAAGAGGTCGACCGTGGAACTACTGGAGCGCGCCCTCTCCGCGGCGAAAGAGGGCCAAGTCGATGGCGTATTCGTGGTGCTGACCTACCCGAACTCCTTTGCTTGGCGGGAAATGTGGTCTGACGGGCTATCCAAGCTCGACGCAGTCGGACGCCTGGAGGCGCTCAAGTGGGCACTCCTGCACCAGCCTTTCGAGAAGGATGGAGAGTGCCGATGACACTGCGGTGCCTGGTGATGCGATGACGCGCTACGAGTTGACGGAAACGATCCAGGATCTTTCCTCAGAGGGAAACAACCCCGCGTTATGACGCACATCCCCGGCTGTATTCGTTCGCTCTCCCTGTCCCCAGAGCCTCGCTGGCCAGTGGCGTTGCGCAATACCAGGGCGCTCCACGGCGTGCTCACTGCGTTGGCCGGCCGGCCTCACATGCCGAACATGCCGAACTTCGCTCTTCTCCCATGGCCGCACGATGGCGGATGTCTCGGCTGGGCAGTCCAATGGTTCGACGAACGCGACGCGCGGCTTTCCGGGTCGCATCATGTGTCGATCTTCAACGAGCCTCGGGTCCTGACGCTCGGGCAGGCAATCGGGCATCGCGTCCCGGCGCGACCCGAGGAGCGTTCGCACTTGATGTGTCTCGACACCATCACGCCCATCGTCATTCGACGGACCGTCGATAAGCGCACCGTCCATCATGACTCCCCGGACGATGCGTGCCTGGTGTCAGCCCTCTCGTGCTCTTCGGCGGTCACGCTGGTGACCGGGAAGCTGGAGCACCCTCTATGGCTACGCATCGTAGGCGGGAAGACCTCGCCGCAGAGCGTGCCCGTAGGCGGCAACTGGGGCGGGGATTCGCGGGTGCGTGGCTTCGGCGGCCGGCTGCTGCTGGAGGTCGACGGCTACACGCGGTGGAGACTGGAGATCGCGCAGCTCATGGGGCTCGGGGGGCGCGTGTCGTTGGGGTTTGGGCGGTTCCGCGTCCGAGAGGTAGCGCGGCAGTGATATCCGCTCCGAGGCTGGTGCACGAATACTGTAGCGCTCCGCCGGCAGATCTGGGCATTCCGGTCCCGGCCGCCGAACCGTGTTGGTTGTGCGGTGGTGAGATGGAGCGCGGCGTTCCGGTGGACGATTGGATGGGCGCGACGTTCACCAACCAGAACAAGATTCGCTCTCCCACTTCCAGTCACATTTGCGAAGCGTGCGTGTTCGTGACGGCGCGGTTCTCGCCGGTGCCGGGCAAGCCTCCGGCCGAGGGCAAGAAGGAAGGGCCTCGCTTTTCGAATCTCTCCCATCTTTGGGAGCGGGCGCCGGACGGGGCGATCGCCTATCGCGCTGCGAGCAAGGGCGAGAAGCCGGTCATCCTGGAGTTCCTGCGGCGTCCGCACGCGGGCGAGTGGTTCGCGGCCGTCGCCGACACCGGCCAGAAGCACGTGCTGCCATGGACTCCGATCAATCCGGCCGGCGCGCGGCCGGGACGGGTGCTCTTCGAGGAGCTCGCCATCACGCTCCCGCCCTCGTTCGGCCTGGTAGATGAGATCGCGGCGCTGCTCACAGCCGGCGCGACGAAGGAGGAAGTCGGCCGGGGCGACTACACGGCATGGAGTTGGACGCGTTGCCCGCGCGAGGTCGAGGCGTTCGAGCGTCAGCACGGTGCCAAGCGCGGGTCGTCGTGGTGGGCGCTCGCCCTGTGGCTGGCGCAGCGGGACGAAGAAGCAGTGAAGATCCGGGAGGAGCAGGAGAAGGCCGCCAGGGCGGCGAGGAGGACGCGTGCTGACAGCAGCAGATCGGGACAGCCTCATGCAGGCCACGGTGCAGGTGCTCGACGACCTGCGAAGCGAATACCTCGGGACGCCGGGGGCGAACATCCTGAGGCACTGGGACCAGATTCAGGACCGGGCGCGAATGGCGGCGCGAACCAGCTCGACGCCGGAGGAGTGGATCACGTCGCTCAGCCGCAGCCTCAAGCTCCCGGCGCCGGGCAGCTATCTCTCTCGCTCGGCGGAGCGCCTGACGAAGGCGATCGACGCGGTGGGGCCCCGCGGCGCCCGCGACTGGCTCGACCTCATGGAGCGTGAGTACTCGCACCTCATGGCGCTGACGCGGCTGAAGGCCGAAACCCGCAAGGAGGCAAAGTAATGGAGCAGCTCAGGTACGAGTTCGTGTTGTCGGCGCAGTCCCCGATCGCTCACCACTCCGAGGTGTTCGGGAACAACGCCGTGTTGATGGACCGCAAGATCCGCCAGCGTGACGGATCGTTCGTGCGGGTCCCCATCATCACGGCCGACACCATGCGTCACGGCATGCGCGAGGCCGCAGCCTACGCGCTGCTCGATGCCGCCGGCATTCTCAATGCGGGCGGGCTCGGGGAGGCGGCGCTGCGACTGCTCTTCGCGGGCGGTATGGTGACGGGGCGCGGGGATGCTGGCGTGATCTCCCTGGAGCAGTACCGCCGGATGTCCGACCTCATCCCCTCGATCGCGCTCTTCGGCGGGTGCGCCGACAATCGCGTGATTCCCGGCCGGCTCTTCGTTGACGACGCGCAGCTCGTGTGCTCGGAGACGGCTCACGCCTTGCCGGGCTGGGCCTCGGCATGGCTCGCGGAGCAAAAGACGACGCTCGACACGTCGCGGGCTCACGTCGAGGAGGTTCAGCGCGTCCGGATGGATCCGACGCTCGACCCGGGAAAGCGCAAGCTCCTGTCCGGAGGCGCCGAGGTCGAGGTGGTGCGGCGTCTCACGGCTTCGGAGGAGGGGCACGTCTCCGGGTCGGCCGTGACGATCGAGGACTCGAAGTCGTCGATGATGCCGCGTCGCTTCGAGACGCTGGTGCAGGGTTCGTTCCTCTACTGGAGCGTTCACGCGACGTGCTATTCCGAGCTGGATCGCGACACCTTCCACGTCGCCCTCGCATCGTTCCTGGCCAACGCGCAAGTGGGCGGGAAGCGCGGGACCGGGCACGGCCGTCTGCGGGTCGAGACGGCGCGGGACGTGGCGGTGAGGCGGCCCGCCGAGCAGACCAATGTGCTCGACCTCGGGAAGAAGATGGGGACCACCTTCCTGGATCACGTCCGGAAGAACGCGACGGAGATCGCGGCCTACCTCGCCTCGGTGAACGCATGATCCCGCTCGCCGTCACCGCCCACCTGGCCGGCGGGATCGCGCTTCCCTCGGGCGCGCTCGCCCTCGATGCGCTGCTGATGGCGGCCGTCGCTCTGCGGGACGGCCTGCCTCCTCTGTCGATCGGCCAGGAGCGCCCCGAGATCTCGATCCCAATCGAGAAGGAGCCCCGGGGGCGCTTCCACCTCGCCAGCTTCGCCGTGGCTGACTGGGAGGAGCACGAGTTACGGTACGTGAACAAACGTTTCCCCGTCGCAGAAGCGCAGGCCCTGGCCGGCCCGAAGTTCCGACGCATCCAGATCACCGCCGGCCCGTGCAAGAGCCACCGCATTCCCATGGAGACCGGCCACCTCCGCGGTGACGCACTCCGGTGGTGGTGCCTAGGGGAGGCCGAGCCGATCCGAGACCTGCTCGGCCTGGTGAGCCACCTGGGGAAGCGCCGCGGGGTGGGGCTGGGGCGTGTAGCGGAATGGCACGTTGAGCCCGCAGAGCCATGGCCTGGATTCCCGATCCTGCGGGATGGTCTTCCGCTCCGCTATCTTCCGCCCGATTGGCCGGGGCTCGCGTCACCTCCTCCGCTCGGATACGCCGTGCTGTCGCCGCCCTACTGGGAGCGCATGCGAGAGGAGCTGTGCGCGGTACCTGAGGCGATGCCATGATGCCCAACGGAAAGGAGGTGAGCGAATGGCCAAGGGGAAAGGAAAGGGCGGAGGGAAGGGAACTGGCTCCGGCGGCAACGGAGGCGGCCGATAGGCCGCAGTCAGCGCTGCGCCCGGAAGATCTGGTCTGGGCGCAGCTCGCCACCTTCCGGCGAAAGGTGGAACGCAGCCTGGAGGCAATCCGCAAGGCCGCGGCGATCGGGCCCGTCGGAGTCGCCTTTTCTGGGGGCAAGGACAGCACAGTGACGCTCGACTTGGTGCGGCAGGTCGTTCCGGGTGCGCCCGCAGGCTTCTTCGATTCGGGCTGCGAGCTGGAGTCCACGATGGATCTGGTGCGCCGATCCGGAGCCGAGATCGTCACGCCGCGCCTCAGCATGCTGGAGATGGCGCGCTACGCGGGGTGGTGGGAGTACGAGAAGCCCGTCGACGCTGGGTGCCCGTTCGACGCCAAGCACATCGTCATCCAGGAGCCCAGCGAAACCTTCGTGGTTCGCCGCGGGCTGCGCTGCATCGCTACTGGGCTACGCGCAGAGGAAAGCGGAGCGCGAGCGCGCAACGCCTCCTCCCGCGGTGAGCTGTACCAAGGCGCGGATCGTACCTGGTACTGTGCGCCGCTTGCCTTCTGGCGCATCGCTGACGTGTGGGCGCACATCGCGAGCCGGAAGCTGGACTACAACTCAGCATACGATCGGATGTCCGAGGCTGGAGTGCCGCGCGAGTCGCAGCGAGTCGCCACGCTATTGGGCGACCGCGGATCGGGGATGGGTCGGCACGCGTGGCTTCGCATGTCTGAGCCGAGTAGATGGCGGGAGATAGTGCGCGAATTCCCGGGCATCGCCAGGCTTTCCTGACCATCAAGATCGTGACCCCTGACACACAACTCCGATCTCTCCGGCAGCGCGCCGTCCAAGCTCGCGTCGCCCGTGTGCGGCTCGCGCGAGAGGATCCCAATACCTTTGCGCAGTTCGTGATGCGAGACGAGGAGACCGGATCACCGATCCGGCAGGCCCCGACGCACATCGCATGGCATGACCTAGCCTCGACGTATCGCAACCTACTGGTGTGGTCGCACGTGGAGGCGGGCAAGACCATTCAACTGTCGGTCACTCGCCCATTATGGGAGCTGGGCCGCGACCCCACGCTTCGGGTCGCCATCCTGTCGAACACTAGCGGCCAGGCGGTCAAGATCGGCAGGCTGATAGCCAAGTACATCGAGGAGTCGGAGGAGCTGCACGCCGTATTCCCGGATCTTGTCCCGGACCCCGACCCCAAGAGCCCCTGGAACACCACCAATCTCACGGTCAAGCGCAAGACCCGCTCCAAGGACCCGAGCATTCAGATCTTGGGCGTGCACGGCAACGTGCTTGGATCACGAATCGATCTGCTCATTGTCGATGACATCCTCGACCGCGAGAACACGCTCACTCCGAAGGCGCGCAACGATCTGTGGTCCTGGTATCAGGCCACAGTGGTCGGGCGTCTGTCGTCCCGCTCTCGCGTGATCGTGGTGGGCAACGCGTGGCACCCAGGCAGCACCCAGGACCCGGGCGATCTCATGCACCGGCTGGCGCGCATGGCCGGGTGGAAGGCCGTTCGCTACCCGGTGATGGACGAGAGGGGCGCGCCGCGCTGGCCGGAGCGATGGCCGACAGAGCGCATTGATTACCGCCGCGGCGAGATGATCCCGGAAGAGTTCGCCCGACAGATGATGTGCGTGGCCCGCGACGACAGCAGCTCGCGATTCCGGGCGGAGTGGATCGAGCGCTGTCTGCGCAACGGGGACGGGCTCAAGCTCGCATGGGGTTTCGATGCCGCCAAGGTGCCGGGCTGTAGAACGTACACGGGCGTGGATCTGGGCGTTGGTCATCAGAAGTCGGACCTGACCTGCCTATTCCACATCGCGGTGATGCCGGACGAGTCGCGACGCATCCTGGGCGTCGAGTCGGGGCGGTGGCAGGCGCCCGAGGTGCGCGATCGGATCATCGACGCCCATCGGCGCTACGACAGCATCCTGGTGGTCGAGAACAATGGGTTCCAGGATTTCCTCGTGCAGCTCATCCGGAGTTCCACCGCAATCCCCATCATCGCGTTCACCACGGGGCGCAACAAGGCCGACCCCAATTTCGGCATCGAATCCATGGCGGTCGAGCTGGCGAACGGGAAGTGGATCATCCCGAACGAGGAGAGGCGCCCGCACAAGGAGATCGAGGCGTGGATCTCGGAGTTGCTCTATTACGATCCGAACTCACACGCTGGCGATCGACTGATGGCGTCCTGGTTTGCTACATGGGGCGCGCGCAAGGGAGGATCGGCAGGCGGACCGACGATCGAAAGCGGGCCGCTCGATACGCTGCGGAGGTGACGCCCCGGGAGCGGCGGGCGCCACCTCCCGATCGTTACCAGCCGTCGCCGTCGCCGTCGTAGCCCAGCAACCATGGCGCACGAACGCGCAATAGTCAAGGTCCTCTTGACGATCGCGCGCGGAGGGCGTAGGGGATGGGGGATGGAACTTCGATCTATCCGGGAGTGGGTGTCAGAATGGACGTTCACAGCGAGAAGCGTCGCCTTCTTCGTTGTCGTCCTCTTGATCTTCCGGCCAGGCGACGGAGAGTACGCGCAGCCGACGTGGCCCCGCGTTGGAATGCTTCTCGCCGTTGCCTGGCTGGGATGGATGTGCGCGGGCAAGTCCTTTGCCAAGAGCGCGACACCAATGGTTACGAGTACGTGTCGTGCGCGTTGCGAGCGCGCGATGAAGTACGATCCGAAAGATCCCCCCGCGCCCCCGGAGCCGGTTGGGGCGCCTGCGCAGGACAGACCTGAGCCTGTTGATGGTTCGACCTCATCGACTGGAGACGCGAGGGTGTTGGTTGCCGAGTCGGAGGCGCCGATCGTTGAACTGGAGCGGGAGATAGCGAAATGCGCTACCCGCGCCTTCAACATCGTAGAGACGAAGCAGATCGAAGCGTCTCGCGATCTGCTTCGGAACGTCGTGCATGAAATATCTCGAATTCTCTACGAGGCGGGCGGCCCCAGCGCGCTTCACGTTGGCCTCCCTCAGGCCGTCGCCGCCCTGGTCGCTAGGCGAGACGCCGCAATAGCGAAGTTGACTGAGGCGCGCGCCGACGGCCGCCGCGAGGGGCTGGAGGAGGCGGAACAGATCTGCATAAGGGTGATGACGGCGCGATGGGCGTTTGAGGATCGCCCTCCTGCGCATCCGCCAAAAGCGGTCAATCTCGCTGCGGTGTGCGTAGACAACATCCATGCCATCATCGCCTCGCCGCCCCAAGAGGACTCCGGAGCGCGCTGCGCGATGTGCGGCGCCTCCAGACACCCCGATAATCGACTTCTGGAAGCCTATCTAGCACTTCTCGCGGCGGGCGAGCGCATCGGCATCGCGGCTCGCGTCAGCCTCGCGCACGGCATCGCCGTCTTGACTGCCGAGCGGGACGTCGCGGTGTCGGAGTTGGCCGCAGCCAGGAGCGCCCGATGAAATGCGCCGGCCCGAAGTGCAAGCGAGACGCGAAGCTCGGCAAGTTCTGCGGTGGACACTACCGGCAGCTCCGGAGGGCGGCGCAGAGGGGAGCGGAGCGGCCGGAGAAGGAACTGAAACCTCTCCGGATCGGGAGAGGCGTGAAGCTCGCGGGCCTCACGGTGTCGGAGGCGTGCGCGAAGGCGCTGGCGGCGAGAGGGCCGACGACGTACGAGGCGGCGAAGGGCGTGCTGGAGGCATGGGCGAGGAGGAAGACGTGATGCGAATCCACAACGTGCGGCTCGGGCTGGCAACGAATAGTTCCAGCAGTCACTCAATCATTTTGGGGCGCGGGCTCAGCGACGTGACCCCGGAGTGCGGCCCGGAAGCGTATGGCTGGGACAACTTCGTCCTAGCCTCCAAGGAAGCAAAGATGGGTAGTGGGTCAGTTTGAAAATCCCTGAGCCCCGGCCGCGCTAGCGCCGGGCGGTCCCGCCGTGCTACGCAAGGGCCATGCCTAAGCGTTCAAGCAAGAAGAGACTACCAACCGACCCGAACCAACTGGCGGCGGCGATCGTCGCCCAGGCCACCGCCGAGCCGGTCACCCAGCCGACGGGCGAGCCCGAGAAGAACCCCGCCGCCGTAGCCCTCGGCAAGTTGGGCGGGAAGAAGGGTGGACCGGCCCGCGCCAAGGCGCTCACCAAGAAGCGGCGCGCGGAGATCGCGAAGAAGGCGGCGAAGGCGAGGTGGGGCGCCAAAACGTAGACGTCACCTATGTTCAGGCACGCGCGGTCTGCGGACTTTCCGTAAAGCCGTACTGTTCGGCCCCCGCTAGGTTGACGAGTCTGCGGAGATTCGGTACTTAGTCTGCGTGACGACCGCAGACAGAGTTGCCAGGATCCGTTTTCTGGCTCGCCATCTCGACGAATTGGAGGCCCAAGCCCAGGCCCTGGGCAACCAGATCACTGAGGCAGCCCAAGAGCTGGAAGCGCTCGCGGGGGCCTCTGTCCAGGCCCCTAAGCCATCCACTGCTGCGGGGGCCAGCGGGGAGTCTGGGCTTGCGCCAGGCACGGAGAGAGCGGAGCGGCAGAGCAAGGCTGCAACTGCCCTGGAAGCCATTTCCAAGAACAACAAGCTCACCTACGCCGAGCTGTCTGTGTTGCTCTATGGAGACGACACAGATGACAACAAGAGCAAGGCGCGGAGCGTAATCTACTTCCTGACGAAGAAGGCCAATAAACTCCGCGGGGGGCCCGGAGCGTGGGAGATCACTAGAGATGGATAGACGAAGGGCCCCGGAGTCATGACCTCCGAGGCCCTTCAAGATAAGCGGGGCTAGCACGGTTGCCGGGACGGACTTTAGACACTGACCCGGGCGGTTCAACTCCGTCTAGTTCCACCAGATTCGAGCGCCCAAAAGAGGACACCCGATCGCGCAACGATTCGGATCCTCTCACAATCTCGTGCGCGCCGTCAAGGTACGCGTGGCTGGGACGCGCCTTGGTGAGGAGGGTTCAGTGCGGAGTTCCGACCGCATACTAAGACGCTAGGGGCGCGAGATCGCCCCGCGATCAACGGGCATCACGGGAGACCCCGTGATGCCCGAGTCTGCGCTGACTATGCTTGACCGCTTAAGCATAAAGAGCGATACTCCTGCCATGAACAAGCTGACGAACGAGAAGCGGGTTGCGGTGGTGAAGGCGCTGGTGGAGGGGATGAGCATCCGCGCCACCGTCCGCATGACCGGCGTGGCGAAGAACGATGGGTATGACGGAAGACATCCTGACTGCGTTCCAGGGGTTCGCCCGGCCATGACCGACGCGCAACTGGTCACAGTTCTCAGGCGGGGCGGGTTCGCGCCCCGGGGCGTGCGCGCTCTCATGGCCGCGAAGCGCGAGTTGGAGCAGGAGATAACGAGATGCGCTGGGCGCGCCCACAATCGGGGCGAGCTCAGAGGACTGCGCTGGAGCGGGAGAGAGCTTCGTTGCGCAGGAGAACTGCTCACCCGCTACGCCATCCAGTACTCGCTGACTCAACTGTCCCCGCCCGAAGAGTTGGCCAAGAGGCTTGATGCCGGCGGCCACGCTCGGGCGGCCATGGTGTTGCGCCGGCTCGGGGACGAAATGGGAGTCCCGGCTCTTCTGCTGGAGTCGACGAGATGACCGACGCGCTCCGCCGATACCTAGGCCAGGTCGCCCTGCTGGAGAACATCCGCCGGGCCCACTCGGGCGCAGAAAGCCCCGAGGAGGAGTCGCTGCTCGCCGAAATGGACGCCTCCTGGGATGAGCTGAACGCGACGGATCGAGGCGAGCTGCGCCGGTTCCGCTCAGACGAACATCTCGGTATCGATACCGACGTGTTGGCGTTTCCCGGCATACCGCCCCGCTGTCCGCCGATCGGATGACGGAGCTCTTTCGCGGCTAGGTGGCGCGTGACCGCGGGCCGTGGCACAGTATCGCCGCGGAGGCGCACGACGCATGAGTTCAGGGACGATCGTTGAGCCGCAGGCGGCCCGGCAGGCAGCGATGACGGCCAGCGGCAAGTTCATCGACGGCATCGCCCGTCTCGGCCTATCTCCGCGACAGCAAGCGCTGAACGAGTTGTGGTCGTGGTACCGATGCGTGCGCTACGACGCGCGAACAACCGACTGGGACGGGTCGAAGCATGTCGACGGCCTCGACGCGGAGGTCATTTCCCAGGCCGCGTTCATCCCCCCGGGCTTCTACGACGCGAGCGGCGGCCAGGTCCCGTTGAAGTTCCGGCGCCCCACCGCGCCGTACGCGCTGGGAAAGGTCATCCCGGATCGGTTCACTGGCTTGCTCTTCTCGGAGCGCCGCAGTCCGCGCATCAGCGTGGAGGGGGACGAGAAGACCCAGGACTACGTGAGCGCGATAGCCGAGGTCGGGCGTCTGTGGCCGACCATGATCCAGGCCCGAACCTACGGCGGCGCGACCGGGACCGTGGCGCTCGGGTTCTCGTTCCACAAGGGTCGGCCGGTCTTCGAGGTTCATGACGCGCGTTGGTGCGTCCCGGACTTCAAGGATCGCTCCCAGCTCGTTCTTCGCTCGATCGAGAAGCGGTATCAGTACCCGGTCGAGCAGCGCAACATGATCACCGGGCGGTGGGAGGAGATCCCGCACTGGTATCGTCGCGTCATCGACGAGCAGCGCGATACGCTGTATTCGCCAATTCCGGTGCCTGACAACGGCGAAGAGCCGGACTGGGAGGTACAGGAGGAGGCGCAACACGGATACGGGTTCTGCCCCGTGGTGTGGATTCAGAACCTCCCGGTGCAGGATTCAATCGACGGGGATCCGGACTGTCACGGCATCTTCCCGATGATTGAGTCCATTGATGCGCTGATAGCGCAGGGTAACCGATCCACGATCTTCAACTGCGACCCCACGCTAGTAGTCAACAGCGATGCTACAATGTCGGATGTTTCGAAGGGGTCCGGGCATGCTCTCAAGATCCCCGCCAACTCCGGCGCGAGGTACATGGAAATCTCCGGCACGGGGCCGAAGGCCGCCTTCGAGGCAGCCGACAAGCTCCGAGCCTACGCGCTGGAGGTGGCCCAATGCGTGCTCGACCATCCCGACTCCGTGCAGCGAACCGCGCAGGAGATCGAGCGCGTCTACTCCTCGATGCTCGCCAAGGCCGACATCCTCCGCGAGCAGTACGGTCAGAGAGGGGTGCTTCCGCTGCTCAACATGGTCGTGGAGGCAGTCCGAAAGCTCGGCACTCCCGTGGCGGCCGAGCCCCAGGGAGTTGTGGGCGCCGCGATCGTGCGTCGCGTCGTCGAGCTCCCGCCTCGCCTGATTCCGCAGGCGGACGGGGAGCCGCCGAAGCTCGTGCCCAGAGAGCTTGGGCCGCGCGGCAGTACGCTCCAGCTCCAATGGGGGCCATACTTCGCGCCGTCCATCACGGATACGTCCAACTCGGTCACTGCGGCAGCAAAAGCGAAAGAGGCGGGGCTCATCGACCGGGAGCACGCCAGCCAGTTCGTCGCCTCCGACTTCCGGGTGGAGGACGTGGGGCACATGCTCGCCAAGATCGAGCAGGAGAAGCAGGACGAGCAGGCTAGGATCGAGCAAAGCCTGATGAGTGGCCTAGGCGGGCCGAGCGGGTTGGGCGCGTGAGCCGAGCCTTTCCGGTCCCGTCAGTCGTCCGGTTCGTCATCGCCGCGCCGCCCATGTCGAGGGAATGGCTGCGCGAGAGCGAGGCATACGAGACGCACGGGTGGCTGACGCCGGTTCTGGTGGCGCGTTCGTATCACGCTGGCAGTTTGATGGTCTGGCGCGAAGAGCCGGCGGGGGAGATCTGGCTCCGCCCCGTCGATTCGTGGCGTCAGTTGGCCGGCGACGCTGGGGTCGCCGAGAGCTGAATGCCGCGCTGGAGCACCGCCGATGAGATCGAGGGCGCCTTCCCGTCCGTGACGCGAGATGTGCTCAATACCTGGAGGTCCGTGGGCATCGTTCACCCGCGACGCGAACCGGTGTACGGTAACGGGCGACTGGTAGGCGCGCTGGAGACGTACGACGCGTCGGAGATTGAGCAAGCGCTCGCGCATGAGTCGGCGCTACTGCTGACGGGAGATGACGAATGACATGGATCTCTGGGCGATGCTGGTTGGTGGTTTTCACCGCGGCATCGATCTGTCTGGCGGTCCCAATTGCCTGGGCGCAAACCGCAAAAGTGCGCGCCTGCGACGCGACCGGGGCCAAGTGCGCGCTCGTACTGTCCAGAGATCCGGCCGCGGGAGAAAACGGGATCCTCGTTCGGCCGATCTCGCCCTACGATCAACTGTCGGCGGTAGGCAGACCGGTGACGGCAGAAGCGGAGCCGGTGGCGGCGCTCAGCTTCAACTACTCCATCAACCCGGCGCACGTTTCGTCGCTGATCGTCGACACCGGAGCAGTGACGCAGGCTTCGTCCATGGCGGTGCTGCAAACCGGCACCGGCGCGACCGGGTCTGCGCGTATTCGCTCGACGTCGGCCGCCCGCTACGTAGCGGGCACCGGAGTATACGCGAGCTTCAGCGCGCTTTTCACGGCAGGTGTCGCAAACAGCCGTCAGGAAATAGGGCTTGGCGACGAATCGGATGGGGTATTCTTTGGCTATCAGGGCGCCACGTTCGGCGTGTTCTTGCGGTCCGGCGGGTCGGACACGTTCGTCGCTCAGTCGGCCTGGAATGGAGCCGACAAATTCGACGGAACCGGTCCCAGTGCGACAACGTTAGACAAAACCAAACTCAATCTATTCAAGGTCCAGTTCTCGTGGCACGGCGCAGGCACGATCCGTTACTACATATCGGACCCAACGACCGGGCGATTCGCGCTGGTGCACCAGATCGTATATGAGAACACTGCCACCGTCCCGTCGTTCATGAATCCGACCCTGCCGCTGCACGCCAAGGTCGTGAACACCGGCAACGCAAGCAATGTGACGCTCAAAACGGCATCAATGGGCGCCTACGTGGAGGGGAACTCCGCGACCGGTCCAATCTTGATAGGGTGGCCTGGCGCGGACTATGGCATAACGACAGCGACCGGGACCGAAGCTGCGATCCTGACACTGAAAAACAAACCATCCAATGTTTTTGGTGGCATCAACGTCAATCGAGTTCGAACGAAAATACTCCGCATTGGAATCGCGAACCCGAGTGGTGCAAAGGATATGCGATTCCTGGTGAAGCTCAATGCCACGCTGGGCGGGACGCCGAATTACGTCGACTCGGACACGACAACCAGCGTGATAGCCGTGGACAAATCAGGGACCACCGTCAGCGGGGGGCGTCTGCTTGGGGCGGTTCGTTTGGCGTCTGGAGCATCGGAGAATATCGACATGACGCCATACAACTTCACGCTCAACCCTGGCGACACCGCCACGTTCTCGGCGCAAAACGCAACAGACAACACGCCCCTCGACGCGGAACTGTCCGTATCGTGGCTGGAGATGTTCTAGGTTCGCGAATGGTAGTAGATTGCTGATGCCGAGAGATCAGGCAACACTGGGGGACCAGATGTGTACTCAGGCAATGCTTCGTTGTTTCCGGACCGTCGCTCTCTTTGCTGGGCCGCTCATGGCGTTCCCGGCTGCGGCGCAGCTCTCCAAGGTGCGCGTGTGCGATTCCTCCGGCGCCAACTGCGCTCTGGTGGACGCCGGCGGGACTCTCAAGGCGGGCGGAGCCGTCACAGGCACCGTTACAGCAAACCAGGGGACCGCCGGCGCAGGCGCATGGCCGGTCGATGCGAGCGGTGCGACCGTGCCCGTGTCGCTTGATCGGGTGGGCGGCACTGCGGTGCTTACTGGAGGCGTCGCCGGAGCCGTGGGTATCGGCGGTCTCGCGGCGGATGGCGCCGCAGTGACAGGGAATCCGGTGCTGATCGGCGGAACCGCCATCGCCGATGGAGCGGTGACCGCCACCACGGCGGGCAATGTATATAGACTGCCAGAGGACACCCAGCGACGGCTCCTCGTGCGTGATTATCACCCGAATTTCGCGAGTTGGAGTACCGGCGCCGCGGCCGTGACCGCGAACACTCAAATCGCCGGTCTGTCTGGGGCGGGATTGTCCTACTACATCACCGATCTGATGATCTCCAACGTCGGGGCTAGCGGATCGGCGACGACCGCCGCAATCGTGTCCAGTACGACAGCGGGGAATGCGTGCGCGACGGCGCCGGCAAGCGTGCTCCCCCCGGTCGCATTCCCACTCAACGGAACCGTCATGGCCGCGCTCAAGACGCCGATCAAGGTCGCATCGAATAGCGCTCTCTGCTGCGTGATCGACGCCGCCGCCACGTTCACATGTCAACTGTCCGGCTTCGTTGCGCCGTAGAGGAACCGCATGGCCGACTATCTGAGCACCGGCATCCTTGTCGATTACGCCGCCACGCCCACCCCGGCTGGGGTGAAGACGCTTGTCCTGCCTCTGGCCCTTGACCCCGTAACTACCAGGGTCGTCAAGGTGATCCTGGAAAACCAGGACGCGGCGAACGGCGCCATCCTGACGGTGGCGCCAACCGAAGGGGGCCTGGAGAACAAGGATGAGACGCTGTCCGCCACGGTGGGGCCGCTGAGCGAGGGCTCGGTGATCTTCTCGGAGCCGCTGCCCCCGAGACTGAATGTCTACACGACCGCGGCGGCGGGCGCCCCGCCCGTACGCATCAGGGTCAGGGGCGTAAGAAGGACCGTGTAGGTCTATGGTGTTCGCCGTGGACTTCGACGGAACGGTGGTCTCGGATGCTCGCCCCTATGCGGACACCGAGACGCCTCTCGTCTTCATCCCTGGAGCCCGAGAAGCACTGCTCGCGCTCAGGAGGGCGGGCCACACCCTGCTGCTGTGGTCGGCTCGAAGCAGCCCGGCGCTCATCGACGATCCGGCCCTGAATCCGCTCGTGCGCGTCGGCGCAGTTCCGGAGAGTCGAGCTCGGTGGGAGGCGATGCGTCATGTTCACTTGGCGCGGTTGGCGCAGATGCTTGCGTTCGTAGAGCGAGAGCTGCCCGAGGTGTTCGACGCGATCGACGATGGCCGAGGCGGCAAGCCGGTCGGTGTGGACTTCTTCCTCGATGACAAGGCGCTGCGACTGGGGCGAGGCACAGGCGGTTTCGGGTGGGGAGAGATCGCGGAGATGTACGGCGAGCCGGATCACGGGAAACCGGTCGGGAGACTGTCGGCATGAGCACCATCCATCGAAAGAAATTCGCAGACGGGCGAGAGTCACCGCAGGAAATGCATCAGCGTGTGGCTTGGCACGGGAAGCGGTGCCTCGGTTGCGGGGGTCCGCCAGCCATCCAGATCCGCGTGCTCGCTCCGATCGCCGAGTTGACAAGGCTGGCGCCGGGCGTCATGGCGGCGATCGCCGCCAGCAATTCGGATCACCCCGGCGCGGTCCCGTCCGTCCCAACCAAGTACGGTGCGATGATGGTGACGAGCGAGACCTGCTACTGTCGGCTCTGCGCCTCGGCGGCGGAGAGAGCGGCGGCGCGCGGGCCGAGCTGGACGATCGTGGAGATCGATCGAGGTCCTGACCCAAAGCAGCGGGTAACGGTGGGCATGACTTAACGGAAGGAGCACCCCATGGCGCGCACTCGCGTCACCAATTGGTCCGCGTCGCCGGTCACGATCCCGGGGTACGGACTCTATCTGCCCCCCGGGTCCGCCGTGGTGCTGGACGGGGATGTCGCGACCGTTCGCTCGGCCATGGGGGGAGGGACGCTTGCCGGGCTCCGAGTCGAGTCGTCCTATAGCTCCGACGCCCCGACTCCGTTCCTGGCCCCTCAGGACTCCAGTCCTGCCGCCAAGACGACGGGGGCGCTGCGCATCATTTTCGTGAACCCCTCCAGCGGGTCCGACTCCAGCGATGGCTCTGAAAACTTCCCCCTTCTTCGGCTGTCGGAGGCCTTGCGGAGGATCCCGAGCAACGTTGGGCTTGATCGGTACGTGGTGTGCGTGATTGGCGCGTTCACGCCGTCGGCCGGCGTTGGCCTGGTCCCGCCCATCGTAACGCTTCCGGCGGCGCTACCGGAGTTCTCGGGGGCTCAGGAGTCTACCCCGAAATGGAGCGACGTGGCTGCGGCGTTGGGTGTGCCCATGTACAGTGATGACGTTCTCGGTCCGCTGCCGCCGGTCGTCATTGCTGCGCGACCGCGCGTAATCGCAAGCGTGAATAGCGCGCTCGGGGCGTGGGCGGCGGGGACGGTCAAATTCCACGCCGCGTACAGCAACGACGTGGCGGAACTCGCCCCCGATCAGTGGAGACAGATGGGGGTGTGCAAGCTGCAAACCTTCACGGCTTCGGTCGCGGCGGTCGCGGCCCCCCTCTACCCGATCCTGAACGATCGCCCCGAGCTCATCGACACGGCCGTGATGATCGCGGGGCGCACGACCCCGAATGCGATCGGGGCTGTCTTCGGCGCGCACAAGACAGACGCGGGGGCGACGTGGAAGCTCCATGCCTGCGTCGCGTCCGCAGTGACGATGCTTGGAGACGTCAGCGGCGGGGAAGTGCTACAGGCGCCCGTGGGTGCAGCGGAGATCTTTGACGTGTTGGAGCCCGGCGCCGTTCTGACCTCTGCCGCCAGCGCGTCTATCCCGTCCGGATACGGGTTCTACGGTATCTACTTCACGCCAGACACGATTCCTCCCACGCAGAGAGGGAACGGGGACTTCGTCCTTTGCTACGTGAATCGCATGGACGTACGAGACGGCGGCATTGCGCGCTTCTTCGGCAGCGTCGTCGGCAGCCTGTTTGCGTCGAAGGGGACACTCTGGTGCGTGTCGTCCTGGGTGCACGACATCTCCGGCGACTCGGGCGGAAACTTCCGCTTCAAGGTTGCTGAGGGGTCGAGCGTCAACATGACGACGTGCTTCGTCGACTTTGACTTCTACACGTCGAACGAGGAATCCTCCTCGTCGCCGATTGACGCAAAGCAGTGCAGTTTGGGCACGGCCTGGCTCGTCGGAATCGCTACGCCCGGCAGGATCACGCTCAATCGATGCGACGTGAACGATGTCTGGTCGTTCACGCCGGGCTCAGTCATCTCGCTTCTGGGGTGCGGCACGCATTCGTTCGTGGCCATTCGGAACGGGGTGTCGGTCCACATTCTCCACGACCCAGTCATCGGAGAGCTGCCGAGCGAGGTGCGGATCAACGGCACCTACGCGCTCGGCGCCGCCGACGCAGTGAAGGTGTTCACTCGCGCACAACTCATCACCGCGCTCGGGCTCGGCGCCTCGGCGAACTACGCCAACGACAACGGCGTGGTGGTAAGCGTTTACGAAGTCGGCAACGAGAGTACGCTCGCCACGGTGGGCGAACGCACCAACATTGTGTAGGCAAGGGGAGGATCTCGTGGGAGAGGCCGCCGCTAGATACATCAAGGCTCGCAATCGAGCGGGCAAAGCGGAGCAGCGCAAAAAGCGCTCCCCGGAGGACCGGCGCGCACTGGAGACGATGCGTCGCGAGGCGGATAAGCGTGGCGCAGAGCTGGAGAATGACGGCGAAGGTGGCCTCCCGGCGACGCTCGTCCTGGACGTGATGCGTCGGGACAAGTACACGTGCAAGCGATGCAACGGGAAGCGCGAGAAGCCGATCACCGTCCACCACAAGGGCGGCATCGTCGAATCGGAATGGCTCGACAAGAAGGGCCACAAGAGCGTGGCCAACAATCTCGTAGTGCTATGCACCGATTGCCACGACGACGTGCACAGTGAGGCGCGCGAGGAAGGCGTCGACTCCAGCCAGAGGACGCCGAGCGCCGACAAGGGCGATCCGAAGCATGACCCGGACGCACGAAAGGAATGAGATCATGGCCGACCCGAAGAAGCTGCGCGCGCTGCTCGACACGCAGGCCTATGCGTATCCCGGAACGGGAACCGACTACATGCGTGCCGTGCACGACATGACGAAGCACGACGATCCCGCCGAGCCGCTCCCGTCCGACGACATGAGCGAGGAGGGACAGATTGCACGGAAGGTCGGCGCCGGGTACATGGAGATCCGGGAGGATGCCGGCGGGTTCTCCTGTGGCGCGTGCCGCTATGCGGCGCCCGGCCCGAGCGAAGAAGAGGCCAGCTGCATGCACGCGCAGATCCGCGCGCAGGTGAGCGCGATGCACGGGTGCTGCAATCTCTTCTGGCCCCTGGAGGGCCCGGTGGTCTTCCCGGATGGCGCGATGCCACCCGAAGAGCGCGAGCCCGACTTCGAGGAGGAGGAAGAAGAAGAGGGAAGCGAGCAGGCGGAGGGCGCAGGAGAAGGGTGACATGGCCCGTCGCAAGAGCTTGACCCCGCTCTACGAGGTCGTTGCCGAGCATCGCAGACGGCTCGATCGCGTGGCGGAGCGACGAGCACTCCCGAGGCTCAAACGGCTGTACGACGAGGCGCACGCATCAATTGCGGACGCGTTGCGCCGAAGACTGAGAGCTGGCTTGGGCGACACTTTCACCGCGCAGCAGCAACGCGTGATGCTAGCGCAGCTCCGGATCGGGCAGGCTCGACTGGCAGGGATGTTGGCGGGCGAACTGTCCGATGCGACCGTGGAAGCGCAACTAGACACCGTCCGGTCGCTTGCCAAGGGGATTGCGAACCTGGAGCGCCACTTCACGGGCGCCGAAGTGAGTCTCCCAATCGAGGAGGCCTGGAAGCTGCGAGAGCTTGTGACCGCGCGCCGCCCCGAGCTCGACCTGATGCATCAGCGAAGCATGGCGCGTTGGGGGGCCCGGCTCTTCGCCGACGTGCACGAGCAGACTTCGCTTGCCCTCGTGACCGACGCAACAACGGAACAGGCCATCGAGATGATTCCGAAGACAGCCGCGGCTGAGTGGTGGCAGGGCGAGAGGATCGTCAGGACCGAGACCGCGTGGGCCACGAATTCCGCTGCGGCAGACGGAATCCGGGAAGCCGTCAAAACGCTTCCGGATCTGCGGAAGCGGTGGACGGAGCACGTCGACGATGAGACCGGGACGCCGTTCGACGATCGCGTGAGCCCCGACTCGCTCGTGATGCATGGCCAGGTGGCCGGCGAAGACGGGTTGTTCTGGTTCCCGTCGAATGCGCCGGGCATGGACGCTAGGGAGATTGAACGCATGCAGGAGAGGAGTCCCTGGGAGGAGCCGCCCAACCGCCCCAACGATCGAGCCTCCATCCAGCCCTGGCGGCCGGGGTGGGGGATCCCCGCGTGGGAACTGCGAGACGGAATGCGGGTGCAATTGTGAGTGCGTGCGCTAGGGTATTGCCCCCTCCGCCGCTCCGACCGCTCGCGTCCCCCGAGAGCGTGCCGACAGCAACGATCCCGTGGGATGTCGCATTCGTCGCCGCCAACCGGGAGCTGGACTGTCCGGAGTACGCTCGATGCCTGGACTACGCTGCGGCGCTATGCTGGCGCAGCTTCACGTGTACGCGATGCCAGTTGCGGCCTCGCGCCCCAACGAAAGGATGACCCGATGCCGCAGATCCCCGCAAAGAAGCTGAAGGCTCTCGCAGATCGCTACGGCCCGAAGAAGAAGCGCGACGACGAAGAAGAGAGGGAGGCTGGCGAAGAGAAAGCAGACCGGCAGGAGGATGCCGGGGAGATCGACCCCGCCATCGTCTCGGAGGAGGGGGAGAAGATCAACGACGGCAAGCAGGATGGCCAGCTCCGGAAGTTGATGCGCGACTTCGATCCCGAGGACAACCCGCCGGAATGGGTCCAGGACGAGGCGAAATGGGAGAAGGCCAAGGAGGCGGTGGACCCCGAGGGCGACGGAGGCGAGAAGTACGACGAGCCCTGGGCGGTTGTCGCGCACGTCTACAAGCGCATGGGCGGGAAGATCAAGGGCGGCGGAAACCCCGGGGGCGCTGGCGGCGGCGGCAGGCAATCGTTCGGCGGCAAGAGGGCCGGGGAGCGCGGTTGATTGTTGCGCGGCCCATGTCGCCCGTGTAGCGTAAGCCGTAGCCATGGGCGACAACCGTTCCAATCGATCGCTACTCCACTTCGGGCTCTGGGGGCCATCTGCCGAGCCGGAAATGCTGCGCCCGGGCGTTGCCTATCGGGAGGCAGATCTCCCGGGCAACGCGTATCGCTATGCAATCCCGCCGGAGCACCCGGAACGGACGGCAATGGGCGATCTCGGGTTTGCCGGCCTGGCGCCGCCCCGGAGCCTGTCGTTCGGCGGGCTGCCGTTTTCCAACCTGAGGAAGTACTAGGGGCTCCCATGTTCAAGGCGACTCCAGGGACCGGTCCTCGCTCTCTTCGCCAGCGCGCGGAGGAGATGATCAACCCGTCGAACGTGACGGCGGTCTCGTCCTACTGTCCTCAATGCGGACATCCGCTCCAGGCGGACATTCCGCATGGCCACGGCGGTCAATCCGTGGCGCTTCCCCGGAGCGTCCCGCTCCCGACGAAGTCGACTCCGCCCTTCGTGCTCGGAGGTAAGTGATCGTGCCCGACATGCCGAATTGGCGAGAGTTCGAGAAGGCCGGCGCAGAGTCGCAGCGGGATGTGACCCGGGTCTACGACGACCGGTATGGGCATCCCTCCGACAAGATCGGGGAGACCAAGGAAAAGGCTCCCCCTGTCGTGAACCCTCACCCGCTCGCGCTGGAGTAACGCGAGGAAAGGCATCAGGAGACCCGGATGAGCAATCCAAATTCGGAAAACTCGGTCGACGTGGGCCAGGGCAGGACGCACGTCGACGCGACGCAGAAGTACGATCAGCAGCACGGAACCGCTGCGGACGTGTCGCACACGATCCCAACCGAAGACCGGCTGCCGACCGTCTGCTTCCCGCTGGCCTCGGAGGCCGCTCCGTTCGTGCTCGGCCCGCTCGCACCCGGGAAGCGAGAGTAACGCATGGGCGACTCCTTCTCGCTCCAGGGCAGCTACACCGTAGCTCCGCTCTCGCCTCCGTCGAGCGCGGACTTCGATGTGCTGGCCCAGATCGACGAGAAGCTGACGCTCGACGGGAAGCAGGCAGGTAGCCTCGATCTCACGGTGGACACGCCCGTCGTTGTGCCGTTCGGCGGCGTCGCGAACGCACACGTCGTCATCCTCAAGACGACGGTGGGCACGAAGGTGAAGGCCACCATCACCACCTCGGACGGAGCAGCTCAAGTCATCCCGTTCGAATCGCTGCTGATTCTGCTGAATTTCACCACCCCGGTCACCGCGATCTCGCTGACGCGATCGCCAGCCGTACTGAGCACCGTGAAGGTGCTGCTCGCCGAGAAGGCGTGAGGAGAAGACCCCGATGCCCACCACGACCAAGCCAAGCACTCTTGCCGCAGAGCTCGATCGCGCGTCACCTGGAGACGTGTCCGACGCGCTGCGCATGGTCGGTCTCGGTCGACTGCTTGACCCCGTCAAGGTCACGGTCGCCGGCCTGACGGCCGCCGCCGCGGTCGATGTCACGGCGATCCCCCGCGCCCTCGTCACCATCAATCAGGGGCTCAAGGGCCTGGCGGCCGGGGAAGCTCTGCCGGCGATCCTGGCTGTCACGGCTCTCCGCGTGACGGCCGTGGGCGCTGGCGCCCTGGGCCCCCGCGTCGCGACCGATGTCGGCGGCACCCCCGGCGCGCCCGGAGCGACGGGCCCCGGCATCGCCACCATCTCCGACGACGGAAAAACTCTCACCTTCGAGGGGACCATCACCGGCTTCGTGCTGGAGTACATCCCTCGATCGAAGGTCGACTTCGCCACGGCGTTCGCGCCGGACCCGAAGCCGTAGTTGCGAAAGGACTGTCCCATCGTACCGGGGAGCGCTCCGCAAGGCGCAATCCGGGAATAACCAAAGCGGACCCCTTGCCGTGCACGCGCACGGCGGCGGTGAACCAGCCGGGAAGATCTGGGCGAGGAGAACGCAATGGCAGAAGAGACCGCACCAGCAGCAGGAGGAGCCGCAGAAGCAGCAGCGGCGCAACGTGCCGGCGCGCAGGACAATGGCGACGGGACGGTGACGCTCGCAAACGGAAAGGTGCAGGTCCTTTCCAGCGAGGCGTACAAGCGCATCAAGGAAGGAGCCAGAGCGCAGGGGCGCAAGGCGGCCCAGGCGGAGCTGGATGAGATCGCCAAGAGGTACGGGTTCGACTCAGCGGCCATAGCGCTGGCGTCGCTTCAAGCCAACGGCAACGGCAATGCTGCGCGGAACGTGCCAAGCAACGGCACCCAACGCCGAGACGATCGCCATCGCGAGGAGCGCCGAGACGATCGAGGCACTCGAAGCGGCGACGGAGAGCGACGGGAAGCGGCGCCGGAGGCCCCTCGGCCGCCACGGCAAGGCGCCGACCGGAAATCGTGGGAGAGGTTCGAGCGTGCGCAGAAGCAATTCGAACGGGACCGCGACGCGTACCGGGAGCGTCTCAATCGAGCAACGGGCCGCTCGCGGGATCTACAGCGACAGCTCGACGCCCGCGAAGCCGAGATGGCTCTCCGCGAGAACTTCGCCAAGGCGGGGGTGCAGGATCTCGACTACGTCGTCCACACGTTCAGTCGAGAGTTCAGCGGCAAGACCGAGGAGGAGCTCAAGGCGTTCGACGAGGCGAAGTGGATTGCCGATCTTCGCGCCAAGAAGCCGTACCTGTTCGGCGAGGTCGTCATCCCGGCCAACACCGGGGTGAACGGAGCGACTCCGCCTGCTCCGCAGCCCGGAGACGTGACTCGAACGATCGCCGCAGGCGAGCAGGTCGACGCGAGAAAGATGTCGTCGCAGCAGTTCGCACAGCACCTCAGAAGCAGAGGGATGAACCCGGACTCGATCCGAGTGGGGTAGGACGGAATCCATTCGTCTCCTGCGATCGATCGATAGCCACATAGCCTCGCGCTGACGAGGCGATTTCACAGGAGACCAGCGATGGCCGATTTCAGTACCATTCTGCAAACGCCCCAGATCCGGGCGATCGTCCAGGAAAACATCCTGGAGCGCATGTTCCACGACGCGCTGTTCCCGAGACTGCTGTTCCGGGGCGAGGCGACGCCGGTCCTGTTCCCTGGCCACGTGGGCGACTCGATGGTCTTCACGGGACGGGGGCTCATCAAGCCGAAGACCGGCCCGCTGGTTCCCGGCACCGATCCGGTGCCCAGCGACTACCAGCGCGAGCAGTGGACGGCGACGATGCAGCTCTACGCCGACTCGATCGACACGAACATTCTCACGTCGATCTCTGCGATCGTCGACCTGTTCCTGGCCAATGCGGCGCAGATGGGACTGTCGGCCGGGCAGTCGCTCAACCGCGTGATCCGAAACCGCCTGTATGCCGCTGGCCTCAGCGGCAACACCGTGACCACCACGGCAAACGCGGGTCCTGCGTCGACTGCTCTGCCCGTGGCGCGCCTCAACGGGTTCACCAAGGCGCGCAACCCGAACCTGGCGGGTGGCTCCCCGGTGCAGTTTGCACCCGTGAGCAGCGCGAACCCGCTCGCAATCACGGTCGGGGCTGCAACGGCCGCCGTGGTCATCGGGTTCACTCCTGCCGCGCCCGGCGATGAGGTCGGCCCAGGCACGCTGACGCTCCAGGCCGGCATCACCTGGGCCAATCGAGATCGCGTCGTGGCTGCGGACGCCAGCGCGATCCAGCGCGTGGGCGGTGGCGCCACCATCGACGCGCTCACGACCGCGAACATCCTGACGTTCGCCGACATCCGGTCGGTCGTGTCCAGGTTCCGGCAGAACAATGTCGACCCTCAGCCGGACAAGCGCTACCACCTGCACCTGTCGCCGAATGCCGAGGCCGAACTGTCGGCCGATGTCGAGTTCCGGCAGCTCAACACCGCCCTGCCGGACTACTACATGTACCGGGATTTCGCGATCGGCGAGATCCTGGGGTGTCTCATCTACCGCAACTCCGAGTGCCCGATCGCGGACACCGTGAGCGGCGGCCCGACGGCATCCTACGATCCGCAGGATGCGTTCGCTGGCGAGCTGTTCGTGGGCGGCGTCCCGACCGGCGCGCCGGTCTACCACACGCTGCTCGTGGGTCAGGGCGCGATCTACGAGTACTACCAGGATCTCGATGCCCTGGTGACTGAGGCCGGCATCACCGGGCGAATCGGCCAGGCGAAGGTCACCAACAACGGCGTCGAGATCAACGTCGATCGGGTCCAGCTTGTTCTGCGCTCGCCGCTCGATCGGCTCCAGCACCTGGTCCCGGTGAGCTATCAGTTCGTCGGTGACTGGCCCACGCGCACCGACGCTACCACCGGCAGCGCCGCTCGGTTCAAGCGGATCGGCGTCATCGAGCACGCCTAGCCCGACGATGCGGTCGTGGCTGCACAGACTTGGGGAAACGTCGATCGGCAGATCGGCGTTTCCCCTCCCCGCGCCCGCCTCGTGCGGGCTCACCGGAGATCTTCGGATCTCCATTCCAGGGACGCACGATCGACAGATCGTTTCCGGTCTGGCTGACACCGTGACCGGGCATCCCACCGACCCCTGCCTATCTCGCGATGGGCGTGTCAGGGGGTCGGCTCATGTCGGAGCTGACGGGATCTTGCGGTCCCGATGCGCTCCGCTTACCGGCGAGCAACCCACGGCTCTTGCCGTTGAACCGCTCGCCATCAATGGTGGCCTCGCCTCGCGGCAGCATTGCGCTGCCATTCACGGCGATGACATCCCGGACGGCTTGGTTCTTCGGACCCATCGCGCCATCCACGTAGGGCTCGTCGCATCGGAAGCATGCACACCCCACGGCGGGGGCTTCCGCCGGTTAACGTGCGCGCATCTCGCGACGAGCCCTGCCACCGCTTTCTGACTCACTACGAAGGAGCGTCATGGCCGGACCAGTCTCCCCGCAGCAGTCAGCCCAGAAGAAGCGCGATCCGCTGGCGGCGGCAATCGTCTCGCAGCCCGGGCAGCAGGAGCTTGCTCCTCCGACGCCGGTCAGGGCCGCGGAACCGGATCTGATCCCGCCCGCTCCGCCGGCCTGCCTGCCCGAAGAGAGGCGGTTCCGGGTCCGGTCCTCCAAGATCGTCAACGTCGGCGGCTCCATGACGACACTCGCCGCGGGTTCCATCGTCAGCGCCAGAACCCATGACCTGGCAGCCCTCAGGACCCATGGAGTCGAGCTGGAACCCGAGCAGAGCAACTAGCGCCGTGAACCCGAATGGCCCTCAACGACAGCGAAAGGGAGCGAACCAGATACCACCTCGGGTATCTGTCTGTCGGGACGGCCGCTGCCCTTTCGTTCGGTGAGCCGCGCCCGATCCAGACCCTGTTCCTGGTGGACCTGGCGATGGATCGCCTGCTGGTCGCGTCGGAGGACCGAGTCAGGCGCATCCTTGGGGTGATGGACGGGATTGAAGAAAAGCTCATTGCCGCCCAAGACCGACTCGCCGCCGACAAGCTCGACGAGCTTGTTCTCCGGAAGACGGAGCCAGAGGAGCTGGAGACGGAGTATGTGCGCTGGGGAGGACGGCTTGCTGACATCCTGGGGGCGCCGTTCTACCACTACAGCACCCGCTACAAGGGCCGATCAGGCGGAGTCTTTGCCGGCTCCATACCGGTGAGGAACTAGCCCGTGGCCTCGCCGCACAGATTCACAAACCTGTCGGGGGTCGATCTATCCAACACGCTGGCACGCAGGCTCGTACCGGTCGCCGATGCCCTCCGCGATCTGCGCACCACGTTCGGGATGCGTCCGTACGAGGTCCACATCATCCGCACCGCGTGGAGCGGCGGGGAGCGCGGCGTCGGCGAGGAGTACGTCACCTCGGATCTCGTCATCCTTCCAACTCCTCGGATCGTCGATCTGTCGACGTTGTCTGCCATCGCTCAGCCGGTGGGCCTGGATGAGGTCGGCCTCGTAATGCTGGATGAGATCAGCGGGCGCTACACCGATGACCAGCTTCGCGGGCATCGCGACGACGGCTCGCCGCCGTCCCCTGAGGAGAACATTTTCTACGAGGTCGTCTTCCCGCTACCGGACGGGAGAGAAGGGACCGCCCCGCGACGGCGCTTCTTCCCTGCGTCCGCCCCCTACTACACTGCCGGGAAGTTCGAGTGGGTGATCCGTTTGGAGCGCGCGCGCCCCGACCGGCAGGCTGGGGGCTTCTGATGGCGGACCTACACTTCAAGCTCGCGGACTACGGGCCCTATCTCCGGAAGCTCGCGAAAAGCGAGATCCCCGCGGCCATGGATCGGGCCATGCTCTCGGCGGCGCTGCGATGCGTCCCCATCATGCAGACGCGCACGCGTCGCGCCCCAGCGTCGAATCCGTCAGGAATCAGCGTGGGCGGCGCGTTCAACTACGGTGACTATTTGCGTGCGTGGAAGGCGGTCCCGATTCCCCGCGGGGCTCGACTGCTGAACGACAGACGATACGCCTCGGTCATCGAAGAAGGGCGTCGGCCTGGCGCCACGCGTCCCCCGATCCTTGCGCTGACGCACTGGGCGCAGCGGCGGTTGGGTGTTTCGGCGGAGGACGCGAAGAAGATCGCCTTCGCCGTCGCAAACAGCATCAAGAGCCGCGGACTGCTGCCTCGCCGAGTGCTGGGAAGCGCGATGCCGGAGCTATGGGCGGCGGCGAACGCGGAGATCGTGCGCGAGCTCCGGAGGGTACTCTGATGCCGACGCCCCTCATCCCGAAGCCGCTGGGGAAGACCCGCCCGATCTTGCAATCCGCGGATCCGGAGCATCTCACGCTCCATCAAGAGACGGACGCGCGCACGGCCATCTGTCGTGGACTCAAGGAGTACGTCGAGCAGTTGAGCTTCCAATCCAACGGCGGTCGGCTGCTCCGCTTCGCGGCCGTCTACGACACCTGGGCTGAACCGGAAGATCAGGCGCAGTTCCCGGCCGCCGCAGTGGAGGGCATCGGAGAGGGGAGCTACGACGCTTCGCGCTTCACGCCTGGAGCAATCGCTACCGATGTGCCGGGGCAGGCCCTGGTTCTGCTGTCCGAGTTCACGATGGATGTCAGGCTCGACGTGTGGGCCACCGACAGCAAGGAGCGGATGTTCCTGATGGCGATGCTTGAACGCGCCCTGGCTCCATCCAACGACACGTACAGCTTCGCCCTGGAGCTGCCGCACTACTTCAACGCGCGCGCCATATACTCGTTGTCCAAGGGATCGTACGACGACAGCGATCTCAACGCGATCAGGAAGTATCGGCGCGCCTACCCTGTGCTCCAGGCAACGCTCCCGGTCATGCGCCCTGCGTCCGTTCCGACTCTGCGGCCGGGGCAGCCTCAGGTATCGCTGGAGGTCGTGGAGCCCCCGGCCGTTCTGGATCCCACGCTGGGCCAGGTGTTCTTCGGAATGGTGGATCCATGAGCCGGTTCTTCGCGCGCCCACCCACTGCGAATGAGGTGCGTCGACTGGAGGGAGGCGCCGCGTCCGAGCACGCAATGGCAAGCGCCAACCCCCCGCCGATGGACGCGGCCGGACGCCCGTTCATCCCCTCGCCTCCTCCCGCCGCGGCGATTTCCGCCCTCATGGACGAGTTCCGACTTACGACAGTGAGTGCGGCTCACCCGGGCACAATAGGGATCGGCAACGATCCGGATCTGGTTACCGGCTTCCTGTATATCGAGGGAACCGGGCTGTCGACGGCTGCGCGAGTCGACGTGTTCCCGGTCAGTCCGGGAGATCCGAACGCTCCAGAAACGATCAACGTCCCGTTTCTTGTAGTTGGAGATTCCGAACTGAGGATTCAGGGCATCGGAATCACGACTACCCACGGCCCTCCCCCAATCACGATCCCGAGCGGTGCATACCGGGTACGGGTCACCCTGGCCGACTCGACCGTGCTCGTTTCCGGCGCGACGTGGAACTTCAACCTCACCGATATCGCAATCACGCGGCTTCACCTGCTCGGGGATACGCCGCATGAGCTTGACGTGACCCCGTCTACTCCCGGAACGCTGCACTTGGCTGCGGGATCGGGAGATCTGAGGATCTACGGAGCTTTGCTCGGGACCGGGCTCATCGTGTCTGTTGACTTCATTCCGGTTACGCCAGGAGATCCGAATTCCCCACTGCTGCTGGGTGTTCCGCTTTCGATCGATCTCGCGAACTATACACTCCTGGTTACCTGGGCCGATGCGGTGGCGGCGCGCAATCTGGCGGGAGGCAACAGCTCGTGCCTCTACTACGTCCAGGTCAACTCCAGCTACAGCACCGTGGACTCCTCGACGTGGGGCGTCGTCAATATTCAATGAATTGAGGACCAAATGAGCGGATTCATTCGTCGATTCGGATTCTTCCCTGGCGTAGAGGTAATCACGCAGATCGAAGGCGCCGTAGTCATCGACCAGCCGCCCCCCAGCGCAATCCAGGGCGTCGGCACTGGAGTTGTCGGCATCGTGGGCGAATTCTCTGACATGACGTTCGCCGTGCAGGTCGACGGATCCGGTAATGTCTCCAGCAAGCCGCAGCCCGTCGAAATCCTGTCCGCCAAGGACCTGACCGACAAGCTCGGCGGCTGGGACGAGACCATCGGGGAGTTCGGAGTTTCGGGCGGGAACGGGTTCGCAGCGCTTCGAAACAAGCGCTTCTCGCGACTCGTTGCCGTGCCCGTGAACCTGGCATCGAGTAAGGGGATCCGCGTTTTCCGTCAGCTTCCCACCAACGCGTCGGCAACCAGCGCGACCCCGATCGTGCCGATGCAGGCGGGCTCAGTCGTGGCTGGGCGCGAATTCAAGTCTGGAGCAAATCGAGTCCGGGTCGCGGCGCGCGTCGACTTCACGTCCGATCTCCACTACGACTCGGGGATCGATGGCGCCGTGACAGCAGCAGGCGCGCCGGCCGCGACGCAAAGCTTCTCCAGCGCGGGCGGCGACTTCGTCAACAAGGGCGTCCGCGCGGGCGATCTGCTCGTTCTCGGAGTCATCGGCGGAGCGCTGGGGCTGGGCTCGAATGCGGCGACGTACCGGGTCAACGCGGTGACGAGTGCCACCGCTCTCGTTCTGGAGAAGCTCGACGGCTCGTCCTTCGACTGGGTCACCACGGTGGCGATGCCGTGGCGATTGCATGCGGGCGTGGCCGGCGATTCGGCCAGCCCCGGGTTCGCCATCACGGCGGCGGGAGGAGCGACGATTCCAGCTCGACCTCTCGATATCACGGTGGTGGGCTCCACGGCCCTCATCCCGTCAGTGGTGCCTGCTGCGCCTACCGCGACATCCTGGGATCCGCTGTCCGGGCTCGGAGCCGTTACCAGCCCCGGCACGCCGGCCGGCGATCTCGTCTACACCGCGGCGGTGCAGGCGCCGAATGCCGTCTCCAGCGCGTCCTTCGATGCGCTGTACCAGGCCTGCCTTCAGGCGCTCTTGGCCGACGCCTACCCAGCGAGAGACGTGGTTATCGCATGGTGCGCTCGCACTAGCGCGACGATCCGGTCGCTGCTCAAGACGCATGCCTTGACCGCCTCCGAGCAGTCTGGACGCGTCGCGGTCGTGTCGCCAGAGATCAGCCAGTTCACCGAATCCACGGTGGTGGGCGACGCCAGCCCGGGAGTCGGAGCGACTCGCGACGAGCGCGTATTCTACGAGTGGCCCGGAGCTCTCAACTTCGTCCCGGAGGCCGTCGGGTTCCTCGTGAAGACGGCGCTGGGGGGCACGACGGCAGACGGCATGCTGGACGACCGATGCGATGGATGGCTGGCCTCCGTGCTCTCCAATCTGCCGCCCGAGCAGAACCCGGGGCAAAGCGGAGAGCCGATCGCCACCGTGATGTCGCCCATCCAGGGCTTCCAACGTGGCGTCGGGCCGTTCGCGCTTGCCGACTACATCCTGTTCAAGCAGCGCGGGATCGCCGCGCTTCGCCTGGATCAGGACGCGGGACCGATCTTCCAGAGCGGCATCACGTCCTCGCTGACCTCTGGTCAAAAGAACATCTCGCGACGACGGATGGCCGACTTCATTCAGGATTCCCTGGCGCGAGGGATGAACAAGTTCGCGAAGAAGCTGATGACCCCGGCCCTCAAGGACGACGTGGTAGTGGAGGTGCAGTCCTTCCTGGAGGGTCTGCTGTCCCCGAACAATCCGCCGGCTCAGCGAATCGGCGCCTTCTCTCTCGACTCGAAGAGCGGGAATACGCCGGATCTGGAAGCGCGAGGGATCTTCGTGGTGATTTCGCGCGTTCGGACGCTGGCCAGCGCCGACGACATTGTGGCTCAAACCGAGATCGGAGAGAACGTCAACGTCACGGTTGCGTAGTTAGGGCAAGCGGCGTAGCATCTGCCCGTCGCCGCACCGTGTCCGCCGCACGGAATAGGGCGGGTCGTTCTCTCCAGAGACGACCCGCCCTATCTGTTTTCGAAAAGGACGAAAGTCATGGCACAGAGGATCAAAGGTCAGGAAGTATCACTGTCCGTCATCATCGACGGAAGAGCTCTTGAGGCGGCGGCCGACTTCAGGAGCTTCGAGGTCGCCCCGAAGCTGGATAAGAAGGAAGAGGGGTACCTCGGCGAAACCACGAATCGGTACGACGAGATCTTCAACGGTGTCCGAGGGCGGGCCGAACTGCATTTCGAGAGTCAGGAGATCTTCACGCTCATGCAGGCGGTGATCGATCGGGCTACTCGGAGGACGCCGGGGGTGCAGGTCAACATCAAGGCGACGCTGCAATTCCCCAACGGGCAACGTCTCCGCGTCGCGCTCCGGGACGTGGTCTTCGGGGAGATGCCCATCAACTTCGGCAGCCGCGCGGATTACGGCGCCATGACGCTCGATTTCGAGTGCTCGAACATCGCCGTCATCACGGCATAGGAGAAACAGCATGGGAGCATTGGAGACTCATCTCGACGCGCAGAAGCGGGCGCGAGCCATCTACGCGTACGTCGTCCCTGAGAGCATCCCGGGCGAAATCAAGACGGTGGAGTTGACGGAACTGACGGCCGAGGAGGAACTGCAGGCCATCAGGCGAGCCAACGACAACGCCATGAAGGCCGGGTATGAGGCGCTGAAGCAGGCGCTCGTCTCGGTCAACGGGAACAGGGTGACGGTCGCGGACGGCTCGGCCGATCTCGCGTTCGACTCCATGCACCCGAAGCTGCGCAATCTGCTGATGGCTGAGTACGCCGATCTGACTCATCCGTCAGAGGAGAACATGAAGGATTTTCGCGGGAGCCGCACCGTCAAGGTCGGGTGACGTTCGCGGCGTTCCTGCTCGCACGCAGCAAGTCGGATCGCGAGCGGGACATCTGGCGTCTCGTCGCCTTCCTTGGGAGGTACGCCCATCAGCCGGCTGACGCAATTCTGCAACGCCCGCTGAGCGAACTGCGCAGACTGGCGGACGCTACCGGTACGCTACTGGAAGAAGAGGGCGAAGCGATGGCGAGAGCGAGCTCGACTTGAGGTGATGCGTGGCGCATGAGGTCCAGGCAGACTTCAAGGTCAACGCGGCCCCCGGGCTCGCCGCGATCGAGCGCCTATCTGCCGGGTTCGATCGCATCTCGCGAACGGTGGGGACGCTGGCCGCGGTTGGTGGTTCGCTTGCCGGCGCCTTCTCGTTGCAGAAGATCGTCGAGACCACGAAAGAGCACTACGGTGCGGTGAAGCGCCTCTCGCAACTCACCGGGCTCTCGACTGAGAAGGCGGACGGGCTGACCGAGGCGTTCGGGAAGGTGGGAATCGGAATCGGAGAGGCAGAGCAAATCCTGCTTGGGATGAGCCGACGCGCCAGCATGATGGATCTGAGCATGCAGGGCGTGATGCGCAGCGGAGGCGGGACGAAGGCGTTGTTCCGAGCGCTGGGCGTAGACATCCGGAAGGGCCCAGAGGAGGCCCTGATTCGACTCTCTGCACTCTATCGCGCAGGCAAGGTCGACGTGACGCAGCTCGGGGCCGCATTCGGGGTCCCGCGAACGGCCGCGCTCGACTTCGCGAATCTGCTCCGTCGCGGCCCGGAATATCTAAAAGAAACGATCGCGGAAGCCAAGAAGTTCGGCATTCGAGAAGATCAGATGAAGGCGTTCAGCCGGATGAAGCTGGCGGGCGCGGAAGCCGCCGAGGCGTTCGAGCAGATGCAGGTGGTGATCGGCGGGGAGTTGCTGCCGATCCTCGCCGAACTGATGGAATCCGCCACCGCGAAAATCAAGGAATGGATGCCTCATGTCAGGGCATTCGGCGCCTTCCTGAGAGACAATCTGTCGGCTGCCTTGCGCACCGTCGTCACCATCGGCAAGGCGATGATCGCCAATTACGCTATCATGAAGGCGACGGCGGCGCTCCAGTTGAAAGCGGTGGGGGCCGCACCCGGAGCGCCAGGGGGGTTCGGGGTCTCCGGCCTTCTGGGGCATCTCAAGAAATTCGCACTGGGTGGAGCAGCTCCAGGCTATGGGGCTATCGCACGCACCGGAAACGTGCTGGGTAGAGTGCCCGGCCTTGCCGGCACGTTTGGCGGTTTCGCAGGCATGGGGAACGTCACCATGCTGTTGCGAGTGTTTTCGGCGGTGGGCAGGCTGACGCTCATCGGCGCAGCAGCGATGATCGCCTGGAAGGCCTTCGGAGCTATCCGGGACAACGCGCTCGGCGTGCGAGATCGGCTACTGGAATTCTGGAATCGTCTCAAGGGACACTTCGCGGTCATCGCCAAACTGTTCGCTCCAGTTGGGAAGCTGTTCGGTAAGGACGGCGCGGTGGGGAAGTTCTTCACCGTGATCGTGGTGGGCGCAATCGATGCCCTGATGATGGCCGTGGATGGCCTGATGCAGTTCATCGAGATGATGGTCATCTTCTGGAAGAGGGTGATTGACGAGCCAAGCCGATTACTGCACCCAATCGACACGCTCGGCGACGCGGCGATCGAAGCTGCGAAAATGCATCGAGATGCGATGAAGGCGCAGGAGTCGGAGCGTCTAGCGACGCGCGCCACGGATCTCAAGACGCCCGCAGAGCGCGGGGGAACAAGTTTCAATTTCCCAAACGCTCGCTTCGACATCGTACAGAAATTCGAAGAGGGGTACGATCCCGACAGGATTGCGGTCGCCTTTGCGAACGACATCGCGGCCCTAGGCGAAAGAAGACTCCAGTCCGGATTCAGCCCGCTGTACGCCGTTCGGTGATCGCGTGGCTCAGCTCTTCACTTCCGATCTGTCGCCGGCAAGCGGCTTCATCATTGAGGAGCTGTCCGGGAACAAGCGGACCATTCTGCTCACGGATCGCGCGCTCCCTTACCGGCCGCTATCTCTGTCCGGAACCATGCGCGTCCAGATCACACGCTACGCCGGGAACCCGGTGGCCACCTCGCAAGTTCTCGGCGCCCAAGAAGAGCCAACATCCATCACGGGCTTCTGGAAAGACCGCTTCCTCCAGGGCTCGACCTTCGCGCAGATCGACAATGTCCCTGTCGCCAACGTCCGCGAGCTGGTGACGATCGTCGACGACGTGCGACGCAAGGGGCAACTCGTAGAGGTGCGCTGGGACGAGCAGACGAGACAAGGCCAACTGGTAAGGTTTGACCAGAAGTGGCACAACCCGCACGACGTGGAATGGGAGATCCAGTTCGAGTGGATTTCGCAAGGGGAAGCCAACCCGCCGCCCGCCGGAAATCTGCCAGACTTGTCGGACTTGGCGGCCGAACTGATCGCCGTTTCGCAGACGACCGCCTCCGTAAGCCCGCCTTCACTACTGGATCGTGTAGCCCAATTCGCGGTCGACATGCAGGTACTTCAGGAGGCCATCATCGCCACCGCCGACGAGGCGCGGCAGGTGGTCATCAACACCGTGAATGCCGTGTCACCCCCGTTGACCGCCGCGAGTCGTACGCTGGCCGTCCTGGACACCGCGCGACGCGAGGCGCAAGGCCTCATGGACTTCGCGCAGCAAGACGTGAGCCGGAGCATTGTGCAACAGCCGGCAGCGGATGTGTCGTTCGGGAAAACGCTGGCCTGCTCGCTGTATCTGGCGCGTGCGCGGCAAGCAGCGAAGGCGACGCGCGCCACTGCGGTGAATCGAGGAGTCGATCTCCAGGCGACAACCGGGGCGCGGTCGTCTGTCATCAGCGTCCGAGTGCGCGACGGCGAGAATCTCCGCTCCATTTCCACGCGGGTCTACGGCAACCAGGACGGGTGGAGACGAATCGCGCAATTCAACGGGCTCGTTACGTCTGACGTGCCGGCGGGGACGCTCGTCCTTGTCCCGCAGACATCGCCGGCCCAAGCGCAGGGGGCAGCCTGATGCCAGTCATCAATCCGGATCAGGCCCAGTTCTTCCCGTCTTGCGTGGTCAATCTGCGCGTGCGATTCGACGAGTCACTGAAGGTTTCGAATCGAGATCTGCCCGGCCCTCTCACGCTGGCGGATCCGCTTGTCCAGCGCAGGGCCGCGTTCCCGTCACTCGATCAGGTCATGGCAGACGTGGGTCGCCCACTGGTGATGGGCGCACCGCAGGACGACATGTCGTACATCCTCAACCGGCTGCCGAAGGAGGCGAGCGTCGATCTCTCCGGTTACCGGCAGGCCGGGAAGTGGAGTCTGACGTTCGACTATCGAGACTTCCCAATCGACCCTCGCGCGGTGCGATCTATGGCCGTGGAGATCCACCTGGGGGCCGTGCCGCCGGCCGACTTCGCTGAAGGCATGGTGCGAATCGATCCGAGAGTGGGGAGACGATCCGTGCTCCAGACGCGCGTCAACGGAGTCATGCGCGAGGACACGCTGCTTGTCATGGGGACCGCCGACAGCATCCACAGCGAGTGGGCGAGCCAGGGATCCTGGGTGAAGATGGAGGGCCGAGATCTGCGCGGCATCTTCCTCGACGCCGCCGCGCGGCCGGATCTGCTCAGCAAGCTGGACCTGCGTCGACCAATCGATCAGGTAGTGGAGCAGATCCTCAGCCAACACGCGTTCGGCGGTTCCGTGCGGGTCGTCGTGAACGAAGATGACTGGCCCGATCGAAAGGTGCCGAGCCCCGGGGAAGCCCAGGACATGACGCGCGTGAACATGGGGGCAGCCGGGAGTGCGCCCAACATGCGCCCGCAGGGGGACCCGCACAAGTTGTCGGTCTGGGACATCATCACGAGCTACTGCTATCTGGTCGGAGCGATCCCGTACTTCGTCGGGCAACGTCTCCGAGTTCGCCCAGCACGCTCACTGTACGACTACCAGAAAAAGGCAGGATTCGACCCAGGCGTCCCGACTCCGTTCGCGGGAGGGAAGCAGCGCACCGTAGATACCGAGCAGGGGCCAAGGCGGATCAATCTTCGACAGATGGTCTTTGGTCGCAACATCGAAAGGCTGGAGTTCGAGCGCAAGCTCGCTGGGACCAAGGTTCCCGTCGTCGAGGTCGTGAGCCTAGACACATCCAGCGAGACGCGGGGGCGCGGGAAGCTGCTCATCGTTCGTTACCCACCGCCGGACCCAAGCGACACGCCGTCCGTCGGAGAAATGCCGGCCTCCGAGCCGGTGCCCGCGAGCAACGAGGAGGCGGGCCAGTCGTCCGCCGGGGCCGCGAACACGAGCGTCGCCCCATCAGGCGGCGCAGTGGATCGGCAGGTCATCCGGATCCCGGTGGCCGGCATCCGCTCCAAGGAGCGGCTCCGCCGCATCGCTCAGGACATCTACGAGGAAATCGGGCGAGGCGAAATGGGCGGGAAGATCCAGACCAAGTCGCTCGCGAGCTTCGGCGGCGGGAACTCCGATCCCGACCTGTTGTTCCTGCGGCCCGGAGACCCGATCGAACTTCTCTTCGATGCGCGCTCCCTGCAATCGTCCCCGCCGCTTGCCAGCGACATCACGGACGTTGAGGCTCGTCTTCCCTTCGATGAGGCCGTTCGACAACTCACGGAGCGTCTAGGGGACGCGAACCTCGCTCGCGTCTTGGTCGCTACGTCTCGCGGGCAAGTGGACAAGCTCCAGAGCTTCTTTCGTGTCGCCAATGTTCACTTCGGGTTCTCTGCGGATTCCGGAGTAGATATCGCCTTCGACTTCCAGAACTACGTGGAATCCAGATACAACGTCACGAAGCAGGAGGAGAACAAGGCAGCGCCACGCACTACCGTGGTTCGCACCGTCGCATCCCGTCAGCCGGCCGCAGCGTCGTTCCTTCCGAGTCACTGAGATGCTATCCCGAACGCGAGTCTCCGGATCGATAGACGCGGCGCGACTGGCCGCGCTGGTCTCTCGTCCCGGAATCGACCCGAGGATCTGGGCCAGCATCGGCATCGTGACCGCCGTACTCGTGGAGACGGAAGGCGTGTTCGCCGACGTAACTCTGGTCCCCTCGCAACTGGAGACGACCGCGCGCGTGGCGTCCATCTACGCTGGCCCCGGGTTCGGTCTCTACGTTCCAGTAGAGATCGACGATGAGGTCCAGGTGACGTGCCCGAGCGGTGATCCTGCCGAGGGGCTCGTCATCCTGCCGCGCCTCTGGTCGAGGTCCGATTCCGTCCCGCCCGCGGCCGTGGCGCATCAGGCTGACCTAGTTCTGGTTGTCAGGGATGGCCGCAATCTGCGCATCGACGTATCAGGAGGCGGAACGGTCCAGTTCAACGGAGACTCGGATGCGCTGGCGCTGGCGTCGAAGGTCAGGGCCAATCTCGATCGATTGCAGCAGAGCTTCGACGCCCACACCCATCCGTTTGTGGCGCAGGCAGGGCCAAACGCGCTGATCACGGCGGTTACGGCGACGCCGGTGGGCGCGCTGCCCGGCACCGGGTCGACGATCGTCAAGGCGGGAGCGTAGACGATGCCCATTTCCTTCGCGTCCGCTGCGCCCCTCGACGCCAAGACGACCCGAGTCATCCTGACCGGAGCTCCGCTTGCGCTCTCGAAGGCGCAGAGCGGCGACGCGCTCAATCCGGAAACATGGGCAGTGACCTCAGTTGGGCCGCTCCAGCCTGGCGCGGCGTTGCACGTGCTTGCCGCGACGCTTTCGGGCGCGGCCCAGGTGGACGTGAGCACATCCGAGGATCTGCTACCGTACCCCAGCATACTGCGCATCGCGGCCCCGACTTTGCGCGATTCGACTGGAGCTGTCATCGTCGCTCCCACATCCAGTGACTTCCCGGGGCTGGCTCCCTCCGGCGCTCGCCCGTCCGCGACGAACCCGCAGGCTGGTCCGGTCGATCTCCGGAATCTTCAAGCTCCGTCCGACAGCTACGGCGGCACGCTGGTGATGACGCCGGCCGGCGACTACGCGATCGAGTCAGGTTCCTCGCTCGTCAAGAAGCTCATGCTGCGGCGTCTGCTCACCGACCCGGGCGGCTTCTTCCACCTGCCGAACTACGGCGTGGGATTGCGCGAAAAGCGCCTGTATACAGCGTCGCGGCTGGTCCAGGTCAAGAAGGAGGTCGAGCGCCAGATGCTGTTGGAGCCGGAGGTCGAGGCGGTGTCGGCAACCGTAACCCTGGATCCGAACGGCATTCTCACCATTCAGTTGCGCGCTCGACTCCGCTCGTCAGGCGTGCCGCTTGAAGCGACCGCGCGAGTGCCGCTGATGCTGTAGGAGCCCGCCAATGCCAGATCTGCCGTCATTCCAGGACCTGTTTCGCGCCGCTCGCGACGAGGCAATGTCGCGCAACCCGCTGCTGACTCTGGATGCCATCCAGCGCGACGGGTCCGACGCCAACGTGCTTGTAGCGTCGGCCGCTGGCATGGGCGACGAGGTGATGGCGCAGCTCGCGCAGTCGCTTGCGAGCCTATTCCTGGACTCGGCTGCCGGCGACGATCTGGATCGGCTGGTGTTCGATCGTTACGGCCTTGTTCGCAAGGCGGCAAGCCCGGCCGTTGTCACGATTCGCTTCACGACTACCGCCCCAACGCCAGGCCCATTCACGATCGCGCAGGGAACGTTGCTGCAAACCGCGTCTGGCGTGCAGTTCATCACCACGAGCCCCAGCACGGTATTCCCTGGCGGCGGGACCGGGCCGGTTGATCTTGCGGCGCGATCGACGCTGGCCGGCTCATCGCAGCAAACGCAGATCGGGACCATCACCAGTATCGTTTCGGTCGTCCCAGGATCGCCATCCGATCTTCGGGCGACGAACCCGCTGGCATCCGCTGGCGCCGGAGACGCGGAGAGCGATGACTCACTGCGGGATCGAGCGCGCCGCTTCTTCTCGACGGTGCGCCGCGGCACGGCGTCCGCGCTGATCGCGGGTGCGCTGGCAACCCCGGGCGTCGTCCGTGCGTCCGTGTTCGAGTCCGTCGGTTCCGTGGAGCTCGTGATCGCGGACGCGTACACCGACACGCTGGCGCAACTCGCGACGGTTCCGCCGAGCTATCAGACGCAGGCAGTGGCATTGTCGACGGCGGTGGACGCGACGCTGGTGGACTATCGGGCAGCCGGGATCCGCGTCACCGTGACGGTGGCGCAGGTTGTGATGCAGCCGATCCAGATCCTTCTGACGTTTTTCGCCGGGGCCGACGTGGTGACGGTGGCCAAGGCCGCGCGAGACGCAATGGTGGCGTATACCAACGGCCTTGCTCCCGGGCAGCCCTGGGTGGTCGCTGACGCCATCGCTGCCCTTCGCTCGGTCGGAGGTCTCGTGGTCTCCGGCTCTGACGTGCTTTCGCCGGTTGGAGACGTGTCGCCGACTGGGCTTCAGGTGATTCGGACAAGCCCCAACCTGGTGGTGGCGGCGACTCCATGATCGGCTACGAGGAGACCAACAAGCCGGCGGTGGACGCGGAGCGGCAACTCCAAGCGCACTATCTCTCCGTGTTGGACAGGCTCCTGCCTCGGGCCTATCTCGACTCACTCAAGAGCCCCGGCCCCGGTTACGAGCAGCTCCAGGGATTTGCCAAGCTATGCGAGCGACTATCCCTTGCTGTGGCCCACTACAAGGTGGGCGGCATCATCGGAACGTCGGCAGGCCCGCAACGATCTCGCTGCCATGTGGCTCTGTCGAGATCGGCTCCCGGGACGCTGGCGGTGACCGTCAAGGCTGGGTCGATCGTCCGAGCATCCAAGGGCAATCGGGATTTCGTTCTGCTAGGGGACGTGGTCTTCGCGGCGCTCGACGTGGGCCCACACAACGTCATCGTCGAGGCGGTTGCGGCCGGGTACGAGTGGAACATCCCGGGGCCCGTGACGCTGCCGGGCGGCGTCGTGTTGCCCGGGGAGATCGACACGGCGTTCAGCGTCATCCAGGACCCGCCATACACGGACGCATCGATCGTGGTCGCCCAAGTCGACGACGCGACCGGTGGGCAGGACGCCGTGCTGGACGAGCACGCCATCGACCGCGGGCTGCGTCGATCCGGGGGCGAGACGGACCCGGCGCTCCAATTGCGCATCACAACGCTTCCCGACACGGTGAGCCCGGGGGCGTTCAATCGGTTGCTGCACGCACTGCTCGACCCTTTGGGAGCCACGTTCGAACTCATCGAGGTGTGGGACCAAAGGTTCCAGACCTGCTGGAATGGCCCGAACACCGTCTTCCCAGCGCCAAGCACGTACGCGCCCAATCTGTTTGCCTACAACGATCCGCGACCGCCGCCGGCCGCTCCGACGCCGTTCAGCTTCTACGGTCGCTGGATGAGCGGAATTGTCGGCGTGATCGTGGTCGTCCCGGTGATCGGTGTCCTGGATCTGGGAATGGCGTACAACGACACAGCAGCGACTCCGGCGGGCTTCAAGACTGGGCCACTGCTCAATGGGTTGCGAGCTTACGGGGCCTGGAATGTTCCGGCCTCATTCGCGGCTGGAGCTCAAGGCGCCTACAACGGCTTCGACGTGGGCGTCGCGTCGCTGTACAAGAGCATCTACGATAGCCTGCAAGCCATCAAGGCGGCCGGCGTTCCGGTAACTGTCGAACTTGCGGGGCAATAGGAGCAATCATGGCGAACCAGGCATTTGATCGCGAAATCATCCACCCGCTGGAGCGCCCGCTCGCGGACGACATCGACCAAGCGCAAAGCCAGATCGATCGCTCCCTGCGAGATCTGCTCCGTCGCCTGTTCTCCGACGCGGCCGGGACGATCTACAGCGGCTTCGTCGCGAATGGTCTCCTGGTGGCGCCATCCTCGCCGGCAGCAATGAGCGTGGTCGTTACCGCTGGGCTCGGGTTCCAGGACCTGCCGGCCGACGTGCCGTCAAGCATTGGCGGAGTCGTTGGCCTGGACGATCTCAGCCCGTACAAGCCGCTGGTTCTCTCGGCCGACCAGACCATCGCGATCGACGCCTCCCCCGCCCCCGGCCAGAATCGGATCGACATCATCGAGGTGAAGACCGACCGACGCGCAGAGAATCCGAGCACGCGCGACATCCTGAACCCCGGAACCGGGCTGTTTGTTCCCGGCTCGGTCAACAAGACGCTCGCCTTCGACTTGCTCGGCCGCAACGCCAGAGTCGTCAGCCCAGCCAACAGCACGACCGGCATCGGATACAAGGTCGGCGTGGCGGCCGTTGCCGGTTCCGAGGTCGCCCCGGCGACGACCGCGGGCTACCTCAAGCTCTGCGAGATCCACGTGATCGGCGGAGTGACAACGATCACCGCGGGTGCGCTCACGGATTTTCGATCCAGCCTCTCCGCCATCACGTCAGCTCTGGCAAGCCTGCTGGCTACCGCACACACGTGGTCGGCGCTCCAGACGTTTTCGGCCGGCATCAAGGCATCGAACACCACGGCGGCGCGAGCGATCGTGGCTCTTGCTGGAACCGCAACGGAACCCGCGCAGCCTGCCGGGACGGCGCTGGTGGGCGTCGGAGACGCGGCGGGCCCTGGCGTGTCTGGTGTCGGTGGCCCTACCGCAGGGCCGGGAGTGAGCGGGGTGGGTGGGGCGTCGAGCGGCCCCGGGATGAGCGGTGTGGGTGGGGCCCCGAACGGCGCCGGGTACACCGGCACCGGAACTGGCACCGGGCCGGGCGTCCTCGGAACCGGTGGAGCGGGGGGCGGTAACGGCCTAGAAGGCGTGGGCGTTGGCGCTGGCAGGGGAGTGACTGGAACGTCGGCGGGGGCCAATGCTGCGGTTGAAGGAACCGGAAGCGCCGTCGCCTCAAGTGCAGGAGTTGCAGGCACCGGAAAAATCGGCCTGCGAGGGGTCGGCGTAGACGGCACGGCGCAGGCACTTCGAGTGAGCGCGACATCCGGAACCCTGGGATCTCACATCTGGTTCGAAAACTCCGTTACCGATCCGTCGTCAGGAATTGGAGCCGGGTCCGCCGCCATGTACTTCGACGGTACGAATCTCAAGCTCAAGATCGGCGCCGTCGTATACACGATCACCATGGTGTGAGGATCTAGCCGTGATCGTCTCGCTCACCGGAGTCCTGTGGGATCAGCCGACGCCTGCCGCTGGCGTGCCGGTCAACCCGCGCACAGCGCTCACCTTCCCGCTCGGCAACGATGTCGCGGTGAATCTGCGCGTCGTGAAAGCCAGCGGGCCTCCAGTGACGGTCGATCTTTCCGCCCCTGGCGTCTCGCTGAAACTCACCGTGAAGCGCACTCCGCTTGACTCGAACGAGATGCTGTCGATCTTGGCGACCGCCGGAGCGGGGCTCGGGAACTACGTCATCGTCATCCCTGCGGCGCTGCAACGCGCGCGGCAACTTGGCCCCGGACGCTACTTCTACGACGTGCTGCTGACGCAGGTAGCTGGCGCGACCGTCACGCGCGATTCCGTGATCCCTGCTTCTCCGCTGATCGTAGAGCCCGGCATCGCCAACAACCCATGAGGTCAACTCAATGGACATGCCCGCCGACATCTCCGCTCACTTCTCCGCCGTCGAAGTGGTCACCACGGCTCAGCGCGATCTCGTTCCGGAGCAGATGCGCATCTGGAATGGCACGCTTGCGATCCGGACGAACGCGAAGCGCCACGCCATCCTCATGGAGAAGATTCGCAACGTGCTCGGAGTTCCGCTACACGTCAACTCCTGGTATCGTTGCCCGACGCTGAATGCGCGCGTGGGCGGCGTCACGAACAGTCGTCACATGCTGGCGCTGGCCACCGATTTCGTTCCGATCGGCATGACGCTCGACGATGCAATGCGACGGATCTCTTCTGCGGTACGTCGGGGCGAGTTGCCAGAGCTGGACAAAATCATCATCGAGTGTGGTGCCTGGATCCACGTACAGAGCGCGCTTGACGGAACGGGACCGAGGCTGCTGTGCCTCAAGTCGGAGGACGGAGAGCGCTTCGAGCGCTACGTCTAGAGATGCCGTCGCGCGCACTCATTCTTCTGGGGAGCTTCGCTGTCGCGCTGGCCGCCGCGCACGCGGTCGCTGATCCCGGCGCCGCCGCACTCCCTGCGGTCGATGCGCTTGGACCGCTCAAGGCGGTGGCGGCGTTCCTCCAGACCTTCGGGTCGCTCGGGTTTGCTGTCGTGGCCGGCTGGTGGGGTCTCAAGAAGGACAAGGAGACCAAGGATCTCACTGTACGTTACGAGGCTCAATCCCAGGCTACGTACAATCAGGCGGTGGGGTTGGTGAAGACCATGACGGAGGCGTTGGTGAAGATGGAGGCCACCGTTTCGGCGCTCCGCGGCGTGATCGAATCCATGGAGCGAAGGCTGGAGTGAGACGGTCATGAATCTCTCTCGCCATCGATCGCCGCATGTCAGTATCGGCGATCTCCTTGTGGAGCTGGGACTCATCACGCAGGAGCAGTTGATTCGGGCAATCGAGACGAAGTTGCGGTCGACGCCAGGGCAACTCATCGGGGAAGTCCTGATCGCACAGGGCGCCGTCACCCGATCTCAACTGGAACGCGCGCTGTCGCAGCAGAGACGAGATAGCCCACCAGTCGAGGAGCTCCATCGCAAGACGCGAGATCTGCTTGCGAAGGCGAGCGATAGCGCGGAAACTTTGCATCGGCAGATCGACAACCTCACGTTACGCATGCAACACATGGTTTCGGTATCGGACAGGCAGTAGACACACACAGGAGAAACAAACAGTGAAGACATTCTCGCTTCGCATTGGGCTCATCGCGGCAGGGCTGCTCGTCCTTCTCTTCGGCGCCGTGGCGCTGGCGCAGGCGACCGGCGCGCCGCCTGCGGACCCGCTCTCCCTCATCTCCATTCTCGTTTCCGCGGCCCAGGGTCATCAGTGGGGCATCGTCGCGGGGGTGGCGCTGTCCGGGCTGACGTACGTTCTGCGGGCATGGGTGATGCCCGGCTGGAAGTGGGCGCAGACCGATCGCGGAGGCGTTGCCCTGGCGCTCGCGGTTTCCGTCGCCGGCACCGTCTCCACGGCGCTTCTGTCCGGCACAACCTCCTGGTCCGTGCTCCTCGATGCGGTCGCGGCGTTGCTCCTGTCGTCCGGCGCCTATTCGGTCGTCAAGAAGACGGTGGCCCCGTCCGATGTCGCGAAGGGTCTTCTCGTGTTCGTCTTGCTGATCGGCGCCGACTCCGCTCGCGCTGACGGTCTCGTTGCGCCGGCCTTCGGCGGCTGCAGGGACACGACCTGCTACGGCCCTTCGGTCTCGCTGTCCGTGCTCGCGATCTCGCTCAAGGATGGCTCCGTGTCGACGCTCGCGCTCCCGGGCCTCGGTTACGGAGCGACCTGGCGAGCCGACAAGTGGTACCGGTACGGCGTCAGCTCGCACTTCTCGCTGCGGAGCACCTCGGACGGACAGCGCCCGCAGGTAGCGATCGTCGGCTCCTTTGCCGAGTACCTGCGCTTCGGGCTCGCCCAAGTGGTAGGAGGAGGCGGAACGACTCGGGAGCGGACCTCGATCCTGGTGTCGTTCGGAGCCGACTTCGGCGGATCTCCCGCCGCTTCGAGTCCGTAAGCTCATGATCGCTCTTCTCGTTGGTCTCGCCTTGGCTCTGGCCGCCAGCAGTATCGCGGCCGGGGTCCAGGCGGTCCGAGCGGCATCTCTCGCGGCAGACCTGAAATTGGCAACGGCCAGAGCCAATGAACTGACGCAGGCCGTTTCCGATGCCGCAGAAGAGCGACTCGTTCTCGTGCATCGATACGAGGCCGCAGTCGCCGACCTCAAGCAAAGCGTTGTGGAGCTGGAGGGCCTGATCGATGCGCACGCTGATCCCGAGCTTGTTCGCGCTCGCCTGCGCGAGCTGCTGTCCGGTGAAGCCTCTTCCGGAGCCACGCCCAATCCAGGAGTGCCTGGTGCCTCCTCCTCCGCCACGGCCGCTCATCCTCGGATCGGGGCCTGACGCAGGGTGCCCAGCGCCATTCACCATCTGCTACAGCGCTTCCGAGTCCATCGCGCTCGCCAGATACATCGCGGCCATGCAGCGGTGGAGCTCGGAGGCGGCAGCGCGTTGCGGGGCGATCCCGAAATAGGCTAGCGATTCGCCATTCGCAGCAGCTCCGCCGCCACAAGCGCCTTCTGCATCTCGGGATCGTGTTTCGCCTGACGCAAAATCGCAATCGCGTCGCTTCTGCCTCGGATAACTTTCACCCACTCACGCACCCAGTGCGTGTTGCAGGCTCGTAGCACCATGACGCCTTCCGAGATGCAATCCCGGGCAGCTCGGGCCCCGATCAGCCTCCAGCCGCGCCGCCGGAAGTCGTTCGGATCTATCCGGTGGTATGGCCCACGCTTGAAGGGCATCCCGATGGGAGCATCGTGATAGGGGGGAGCATCATAGAGGGGAGCATTGCCGGAGAGTTGACCTTCGAAGATCGGACGACCGCACGCCGGGCAGATCGGCAAATGCGGAGGAATCGGAGTGGATCGCACGCGTCACCTGCCCGGCGCGGGAGTCGTCCCGCCGGAAGGCGGCTCCTCCACGCACTTCGCCGCGAGTCGCTCGTCCCGCCATAGCGGGTTCTCGTGCCCCGCGTCCCCGATGACGATGTGACCGAATTCGTGGGCCAGAACCGCAGCGGGACACGCTCCGCCTATCTCGATGCTCATCCGGTAGTCGTCCTGACATCCGATCGAGCCCGGGTGGCCGCAGGCTCCTCGGAAGTCGATCGGTTCGACGCGCACGAGATAGCCGCGGATATCGTCCGGGGATCCACCGAACACCGCGACGCCGATGGCGATGGCGTGCCGCGAGTCGTCTCGCGACAGTTCTCCGCCATCCAGGACGAAACAGGCGCCGTACTCGACATAGGAGCATGTCGAGGGGTCGCCATCCCAAGCCGGAGAAACTCCGCAGCCAGCAAGAACCATCAGAAGCACCGTCGCGACAGGCGATAGTTGACGTCTCACGTGATTCCCTCCGGGGATGCCAGCAGGCTCGCCGCTTCTCCTGCTAGTTGCTCCTCGTTGTGTTCCTGTTCGCCCAATCGGCCCTCTCGGGAAAGAGGCCTTGCACCATCAGATACCACCCTGGCCCTCGGCTGGCGGTGCTCAAAGAAGGGAATCGGGGGGGGGCGCGACAATCGCGAGCTGCGACGCGTCGCGTTCGTCCAACCATCGGATCTCGAATCGCATCCACAGAAGCGAAGGGTCACAGGGCATCGCCGGACCCAAAAGGCAGCCAACGTTGAGGCAAGAGCTTGCCGTCGCTCCAAGTCCACAGAGTCGCCTCCTCTCGGCTCCATGCTCCACGGTCTACCCCGTCGCACCATCCCTCAAGGCGGTCATGACGCGGCTTGTCGATGTCCGTGTTGTGAGGGCCCAATTTGATCACGCTGCCGGGGCGCTCACTCGCAACGTTCCGCCCGCACAGAACGCATAGCCAGGTGGTAGTCTTGTATTCGACCACGTGCCTCAGGGTGCCGCCCGCGAGCAGAACGGCTGCGACTCTGGCGTCTCGCGTCTCCTGGTCTTCGCCGATCATCGCGCGCCGCCGGTTGTTCCAGGAGACCCGGAGTCGGAGCCATCGCAATAGCACCATCCGGCAAGGTCGAACATCGAAGTCAGCACGGCTGGGTTGGCATTGCTGAGCCAGGCATTCTGGCTCCTGATAGTGGCTTCGGTGCCGCACCTCACGCACAGCGGCGACTCCCGGGTGCGCGCGTGAATCACAAACCCGCCTCCCAGGATCGTCGCTGCAACGACGGCGTCGCGTCGCTCCTGCTCGGTGTCGGTCGTGATGAGAGTCGCGTCCACTCACTCCTCCATCTCAATGATCTCGCCCCAGTTCGCTGGATTCCGCCGATGCTCGCCGACCAGCAGCCAGATCGTTCGCATACCCAGCGGAGGATCGGCCGGGCACGCGCCGTCGCCGTCCGTCACAAACAGGAGAACCTGCGGGCGAGGCCTCATCTTCTGCGCTGCCGCGAAGGCTGGGCCGAAGTCGGTTCCCCCTCCTCCCTTGAGCAGCGGAAGAACCTCCTGCCAGGTCCTCACCTTGCGCATCTCATGCACGGCCGCGTCAGCGGCGGCGAAGGTGACGTGCGCGGAGGTCTTGGTGAGCACGCCCTTCACCTCGCGCAAGCCGATTGTCAGATCGTCCTTGCCCATGGATCCGCTCGTGTCGACGATCACCAAGACCTCCGGCTTCGGCGCCATGAGCGCCGGAAGAATGGGACGCCCGGGCCCACATCCTACTCCTCCCTGCCGACGCGAGGGTCGTCCGTATCGGTAGTCGACGGCGCCCTGGGCCCACTCGACGGAGCTGCGGACGATCTTCGAGAGCTTCGTCTGCCACGGGATTTTCGGCGGGTCGAGCTGCGTGTCGGCCCAGACCACCCAGCCGCCCGGGGTGGAGCCTCTGCCCTTGCTGGTCTCGGTCTTGACCGCTTCGGCGACGGTTCTGCGCACTCGCTCAAGCTCCGCTGGCGTGCGCCCTTTCCCGTCCGGATCCGGTTCGCCCGGGAGGGGGCATCCCGCGCCAGAACCGCACCAGCCCGGCCCTGGCCTGTTCGATCCCGCAAGCCCGGACGGCTTGAGGCGCTTCCTCAGTTCGGCGTAGTACCCCTCGGCGAGGTGCCCGTTTGGCATGCCTCCCGGGTCACCAACGACGGTGAACAGCGACGCCGGCAGAACCGGTGGAGCACGCGATCCGTCGACGCCCGTCTCAGGGAACCTCCATACGCCCTCCTGCGGGATGTCGTCGTTGATCTCGGCGTCGGCTGCGACGTTCCAAAGCCGCGCTTCGGTTTGCCCTGTTGCCCTGGCGACTTCCGCGCGGCCCGCGTGTCGGCGCAGCACGTGCCACGCCTCATGGAGCAGAACCGTTGCGCCCTGCCTAACGGTCCAGGGCCCGCGCAGATCCGGATCGTAAAACAGCCTCCCGTCCGCCGTGACTCCCATGGTCCCGAGCCCTGGGATTTCTCGGGGCACGAGCGCTAGAAGCACGGCCGTCATGCACGGAGCGTGTCGTCTTGCGTACAGACGGCACGCACTGAGCCACGCAGCGCCAGTCGAAAAGGACATGCGCGTCTCAGGCGTGGGCCATCTTCAAGGTGGGCGCCATCCTGGCGAGCACTGGTCTGGCCTCTCGGATCGTCTCCCCAAGTCCCGCCTTCACCAGCGCGACCGCGGCGGGCTCTACGATATCGACGGCGCTCTGCGCGACGCCGCCCATGATGATCCACAGACGAATCGCTCGTCTGTCGCGCTGCTCGGCTTGCGGTGGGACGACCATCGCGGCGCATGCGCCGAGCACTGCTGCTGTGCGGTCCAGACGATCAGGGTCGTGCTCGAATGGCTCTCTCCCGTCCAGCACCGCGATCGGGTCCGGCAGCCTCGCGGCGGAGAGCCAGGTGGCGTACTGCTGAGCGGCAGGCGCCCCGACGAAACCAGCGAGTAGCTCATCCGTGTCGCTTTCGTCGAGCCGATGGATTGAGGCTCCAGCGAGCGCCCGCAATCCCAGTTCCCAAGATCGTGGAGATGGCCACGCGCGGCCACGCGCTGGGTTGCCTTCGGGTGGCTGTCGACACAGCAGATCCGGGAACGATCGCAGGAACGCCGTCACGCGTCCGGTCGCCACAGCCAAGGCTTCGGGCCATGCCACCATGACGCGGGCCTCTTCTGCGGCGGCGCTCAGGGGCGCGGCGTCTCCGGAGCCATTGCAGCCCGAGATCGCCCAGGCTCCCCATTCCTCGGCGCTCGGGGTGGGCCAGTCTAGATGCCCCATGCGATTCGCCTCGGCGGGGTCCATCTCGTAGACCCCGGGCGCGGTCTCGACCGGGTTCGCCGCCGCCACGACGCGCACGTGGCCGCCCAGATAGCTCGACCCGATCTGGAGCTCGTTCACCAGCCCCAGCAGCGGGGGCTGGATGGCCGGCGCAGCACGATTGATCTCGTCCACGAAAACGATGCCGCGGGCGCCGTCCCGAAAGTGCTCGACCCAGTCAGGCGGCGGATAGAGCAGCCGGGAGCCGTCCGCGGTCGGCATCGGCACGACACCGAATGCGCCCTCCCCGCGAGAGCCAGGGCTCAGCGTCTCGACGTGGCCGAACCCAAACTCCTTGGCCGCGTGCTCGATGACCGTGGTCTTGCCGACCCCAGGCCCTCCCCACCAGCAGACCGGGAGACCCCAGCGACCGCGCCGGCCGGGAGTGAACCAGAGGACCCTGAGAACTCGCTTGATATCCATCGCCCTGTCGCCTCTCCTTGGCGCAAACGGATACGCCTGGTGCCACTCATATGCTCTATAGGCCCACGAGTCAATTGGCGCGCACTGGGCCTAGTAGGTGGACGAGGCGAGCTAGGCGACGTATATGGAGGCGATGACATCTCCGTCGCAGACCGAGATCATGGCCTCAAAGGGATACATGCTCGCCGCCAAAGCGGCCAAAAGGATCGGCTACGCTCCATCGAGCATGTACAAGCTGATCGGGGCCGGGCAGGTGAGAGAGCTTCGGATCGGTCGCTTCCGGTACGTCCTGATCTCCAGCCTGGTGTCGTACCTAGGAGAGGAGGCCGCCGCCATCCTGGGGCTGACATCGGGAAGCGGCGAGCCTAGTGGTCAGGAATAACGGCCGTTGAGTTGATTCGAACCATGAGATCGATGTTGCCGGGCGACGTTCCGGTCATCATCGCTGCGGCCTCGCGCGCCAGAAACGGCTCGATAGCCTGCCTCCACACGTGGGTCACGGGGCTCAGCAGTCTCATGGTGCTCCGGAGATGCGAGCACTCGACGAACACCGTGTCACCCCAGCATCCCATCAGGACAGGCACCACTAGGCCGTCGTTGGCTTGGGCTAGCAGACGATCCACCATCAGCAGGTGAGCATCCATCGCCGGGATCCCGATACCTTTCCCTGATTTGCTGATCATCTGGCCTAGGCTGAGCCCATCCAAACCTTCGGCCGCCTCCCCGATAGGTACCCATGTCGCGAGCTTACGGGCGCAGCCGATGCACGCCGATTCCGTCACTCGCTACTCCCGGGGCTGAACCTCGCCGCACTCGTTGCATCGCTCCATCGCCCCAATTGGAGCGCAGGGCCGGTCGCACCGGTAACACCATGCGACATGCGCGAGCAGGGCCAGGGGGCGCTCGACAGGGATCTCCGCCGTCTGGGACGGAACGGGAAGCGGAGGCATCTGTCGGCGGACGGAACGCATGGCGAGCACGCGGACACACTAGCACACCGGGCGGATTGGTCAATTGCGGCGCGCATGTGCGCAGATTCAGCGGCGAGCCGAGCCGGCATGGCTACCCCCTGCCCCGACGCGAGGCGGAGCCGAGAGCGGCCTCCTGCATCCGGGCGTAGCACCGCGGCGCCTTGCCGGTCGGCGCCTCCTCTCGGTAGAGCGCCTCCAGCTCGCCCCAGACCTCCACCAGCGGCGCCCACCTCGGGTAGCGGAGAGCCACCTCTGGCATCCTGGATCGCCAGGCCGGGAATCGGTCCAGCAGACGGACGCATCGGCCGAGGTCGTCAGGATCGTGTGGCGTATCATACCACCCGTACGACCCGGGAAAGCCGGTCATCACCGACCAGATCGTGGCGCTGGAGACCCCCGTGTCGCCGCTGGCGAGCCATGCCTGCTCAGCGGAGATCCGACTTCGTTCGGCGCGGACCACCTCCTCCCGCTCTCCCAGGGTCATCGGCCCAGAGGACGCGTCACGCATGGCTACCTCCCGTCCCCCCGTGATCGTCCATTTGCCCGCACGTCGGGCGCTTAGGCTTCCGGGCCTTACTGATCCGCTCCTGGATGGCCTCGGCATCCCTCCGGCGCAAAGAGGCGCGCCAGAGGTGTTCGCCCCCCGCGGCCTCGATCTGCGCCGCCTCGGCGCGCAGATCGTCGCGCTCCGCCTCCATGGCCGAGATCCTCTCTTGCTGCGTCCCGAGCGCCTCCCACGCGGCTAGCCCCGCATCCTTCGCTCGCCGCAGATCGCGCATCAGTTGTGCGTACTCCAGCGCCTTCTCTCGTTCGGTCCCCATTACCCCTCCTCGGGCTTTCCGCCCTGAGTGAGCGCGGTGCGCGCGGCCTCTTGGGCTGCGTTCAGGCGCTCCAGCGCGACGCGGTGGGCGGCCTCGGCCTCGTTGATGGGCTTCATGTCGGCGGCGCACTGCTCGTCGATCCGCCGCTGCTCGTCTGGCGGAAGGGACGACATCAGCACGGCGTTTCGGGACATTCGCTGGGGAGCAGGGCCCCATTCCCGGGACTTCTTCGCTCGCACTCGCGCTGCGTTCTTGGCCTCCGCTCGCTCGACTCGCAGCGCGTCGGCCCATTCCCGCAGCGCCTCCCGGAGACGGTCACGCTCGGTCTCGGCTGCGGTGGCGCGATCCAGCAACGTCACAACGCGGGCCCGCGCCTCCGGATACGGGAGCCCGACCTGTCCGGCTTCGTCGAGCGCCGCGACCAGAGGGTAGACGTGCTCGCTCCAGTTCACCTTCTGTGATCCGATGATGCTATTCCGGATCGCGTTGATCTTGGCCAGCGCCGCCCCGGCCTTCTCGGCGCGCGCCTCCGCCTCGTCCAAGAGGTGGTGCGCGTGAACCAGATTGACCACCGTGCAGTGGCAGTGGTCGTACCAGGCCGCGCAGTCGCCGGGATCGTGATGCGGCGCGCCGACCAGGTAGGCGCGCCCCGCTATCTCCGTCTGCTCGGCCATGGCAGTGGCGCGCGCCTCGGCCTTTGTGCCGCGCTCCATCCACTCGGCGCCCTTGATCTCGGCGGCAACGCGGCGATCCTCCTCGGCGGCGAGCAGCTCGCGCTCCTTGGCGACCGCCGCAACGGCTTGGTCGCGGGCCGCGCGCACCCCGGCGGCGGCCGCCTCGGCCTTCTCGGCGCGGTCCTTCGCCGCCCTGGCCGAGGACCGGGTCAGGGAGAGCTGCTCTACGAGCTCCTCCACGTCGTCCAGGAGGGCCGGTATTGCGGCCGGCGCCTCTTCGATCAGCTTGGCATCGGGGTGGTCGAGCAGCCGGAACCAATCCTCGTGGTGCTCTCGGCCGGGGGCGAGCGCGGTCAACTCCTGCACGTGGGCCATGACGCCGATGCGGCCATCACGGACTGCGAATTGGGGCGCTGCTCCGCCCATTCCCCAGCGCACGAAACGCATCACCGTGAGATCGAATCGCGGGATGCCGCCGCACAGCTTCACCTCCTTGGATTTGAGGCTGACCTCCCAGCGCCACGGGCCCTTGGTCGCCGCTTCAAGCAGCGCCCGCCACTTCGCCCTCTGCTCTGCTGTCGTATTCACGGTGAGTCCTCCGCATCCTCGACTTCGGCGGCGCCTTCGCTACCCTGCTCAACCGCACTACTGAACGCCGCGTCGAAAAGCCGATGGATTGGCGTCGTGCCCTGCTCGTCCTCGTCGTTGAGCGCCCGAACCACGTCGCGCGCAAACGCAACGGCGTTGGTCACCTTCCAGCCATCGGTAGGGATGCACCCGAGGTCGACTCCTGCCCGGTAAGCCTTCGGGATGTTCACGACGGGGAGACGGATAACGATGCTCCCCTGCTCGATGCTGGCCTCAGCGCTGCGCTTCTGCGTGCTCCGCGGGCCGCCCCTCCGCCCGTCGCCCGACGACGCAGCATCCAGGCGAGCGAGAGCGCGCGTCAGATTTCCGGTGGCCGGGTCGGCGTCGGTCTTGCGCGCCTCCCTCGCCACGGCCCGCAGGCCGTCCAGCTCGGCCTCGGCGATCCGGAGTATCTGGAGGTCCCCGGCCTTGCGCCGCGTCGGCAGGGGACGCTCGGCCAGATCTCGAAGATCGGACAGGAGGGCCGTCAGCACGGGCGCCTCCTTGCGCCGCCTCATCTCGCCTCCCCCGGCATCTCGCGGACGCGCAGATCCTCGGGCCACTCGGCGGGATCGCCACCCTTGCGGTCGCGCAGGCGCTGAGAGACCAGCGGCGCGGCCTCATCGGGGACGCGCAGCGAGTGCCCAGCGAGGCCGTTGGGCGGGTCCATCGCCGCCGCTCCGAGCTGCTTCACGAAGCACGGAACCTGAGCCTCTCGGCACTGGCGGACGATCGAGCGGATCCACGCCAGGTCGCACGGCCTCGCGCCGGGGCCGCTCTCTCCGCCGACGATGACCCAGCCGATCCCGGTCAGGTCGATTTCCCCGAGGTCTTCGAGCAGCGGCTCAAGGGACAAGAATCGCAGCGCGGCCGGAGTCGCGCGCAGGTGGTCCAGCCTGGCAAGCGCGGCGCGGTTCTCGATGGAGGAGCCCAGCCAAACGTTCGGGAGCGGCCAGCCGAAACCGGACAGATCGTCGCCCTCGTCGACCTCCTCGGGCACGAGATCGCGAGCAAGCGCGGATTCTGCCTCGCCCACCGTCTGACAGGCGTACCAGTGAGCGTCCGGCTGCTGCGGCATCCCGTCCGCGACGTACTGCGCCTGGAGCGTCGCGACGAAGCGTGCCTGCCGCGCGAACCACGCGGCCATCCGCTCCGGGCGCTTGGTGAGCACCTGGAACGTGTGCTGCGGGCAAACGGCCATCACCCCGAAGACCGCGGAGATGAACTTGTCCGGAACCTCCGGATGGAAAAGGTCACTCATCGAATTGACGAAGATCCGCCGCGGCTTCCGCCACCGCATCGGCAGATCGAGCGCCTCGGGAACCAGCCGCAGATCGCCGGTCCAGCGCGGGCCGTCCTTCGTCGGCCGCGTCAGGCCCTCGAAGGGCATTCCCTTGCCGGAGAAGCGGTGCGCCATGCGCTCGGCGTAGCAGCCGCCGCAGCCTAGCGAGACCCGGCTACAGCCCCGCGTCACGGTCCAGGTGGCATCGGTCCATTGGATCTTGGTGCCGTCGCTCATGGGCGACCCCTACGCAGCGGCGCCAGCAGGTCGCGCAGCGCGGTCAGTGTCTCTATCGATGCCGAGTCCAATTTCGCGCGGTCCAGATTGCCTGCGGACGTCCAGACCTCGACAGCTAGCCGTCGCTTGGCAGTCAGGGCTTCGATCTCCGGCGTCCAGGGCTCCAGCCTAGCGTAGCCACACTCTCCGCCGCTAGAAAACAGCAGATGCGGGGCGCACCGCACACGCAGGCGTCCGCCGGCAGTGATCTTGCCCACCGCGGACTTGTCGTAGGTGATGTACGGTCCGTAGTCGGCGATCACCACCGCTACCTCGTCACCAACCTTGAGCGTCGCCACCCATGCCTTCCGCTCTTCTGGCGTCATGCTTCCCTCCGTGAATCTGCGGTCATCGCCACGTACTGCGCCCAGTGCTCGTCACACGCCCACGTCTCATGGGCGACGACCTTCATCTGCGCGCCGGCCAGCGACGCGAAGTGGCTTCCCGCCAACCTCATCGTTGCCGGCGCTCGACAGGTGTACGGGGTCTTGCCGTCGAGGGCCCAATGGCAGGGATGCGGGCCGTCTCCTGCGTGACCGCAGCGGCAAGGGATCATGCGCCACCCCGGTCGCGTCGGTCGCGGTGGTCGGGATGGGAGAACTCGTATTCGCGGCGCTCCCTTCGGAGCCACCCAGGGAGCCAGCCCGGATCGTCCATCTCGATCGCCGTCAGCATCGACCCCTCTAGCGTCTGGGGCCAGCAGACGCACTCCCACGACTCTCCGCTGACGATGAAATACCCGGACCCATTGCACTCGTCGCACGGACCCATTCTGCTCTCGAAGTCCTCTTGGGTTTCCATGTGTCGCTCCGACGCCCCGCCTCGCACAGCCCCCTGCGACTGCGCGAGGCGGGGATAGGGTTGGACTACTGGAGCGCCCTGGCGATGGCCAGGAAGAGCGCGTCCTTCCGCTTCTGCTCCTCGGGCAGTTCGTCGTACGGCACGAAGCAGGGATGCTCCTTCTTCTCCGGGTCCTTGACCGGCCCGTACTTCCAGCCGGCGGCCTCCTTCTCGGCCAGCCACGAGTTGTGCGAATCGGCCGGCGTGGCGCCTGGATTGGCCCAGGCGTGCTCGACGCCGTGGATGGCGCTGTCGCGCTGCCAGACCGAAGCGGCCCCCCAAGGAGGCTGGGGCGTGTCGCCCAGCGTCTGACAGTACGCTCGGTTCGCCTCGTGACAGACCTTGGCTACCTCGATTGCGTGTGCGTACATGCTGGCTCCTACGAGAGCAGCGACACCGCCGAGATCGACAGCGCCTTCGCCAGCATCTCCAGCGTGTCGAGCGGAGGAGAGCGCTCCCCGCGCTCAAGCATGGAAATATACGAAACAGACAGCCCCGCCTTCTGCGCGAGCGCCTCCTGAGAGAGCTTCCGGCGGAGACGTTCGTTGCGGAAATTCGTCGCGAACTTGTCAGCGAGTGATGCCATGGGTGTCCCTCCTGTTGCGTGGAACTTCGAGCCCCCGGAACCGTATGCTATCTGTCCGCGTACGTCAAGTGCGGTGACTACGAGAACGGCGGCGCGTCTCTTGATTCGAGCGCGCGGATCGCCTCGTTGCCCACGCGCATCGGCGCAGCGATCGATTCGAGTTGAGAGCGCAGCAGCGAGCATTCGCAGCAGACGCCGGCCGCAGTCTCCATCGTGTCCAGCGGCACCTCGCAATCCGGGCAGCACTCGGTCGTCATGGCTCGACCCCCGCGGCGCGATAGACGCGCGTTTCGGCGTCATCGACCCAGCGCAGCAACCGCACAAGGTTGGACGACAGATCGTGCCCCACGGGCAGATCTCCGCGCAGGGCCAGCGCCACGCATCGGCCGCCCGCGGCGAACCACGGCTCGGCCTCCGCTCGGCATACCCTCGCGTAGCATCTGGCCAGTCCGCGCAGCACCTCGGCCCACGAGGCTCCGCTGACGTGAGTACCGATCCCTAGATGTGCGTACCCATGCAGGGAGCCGACACTGGCGTCGACATGGATCTCCCCGGTGGGGGCCTTCAGCGTGCGGGCCTGAACATTCGGCCCTCCGACGAAGCGAGCCGCAGCGAGCACCTGCTCTTGCGTTACGTCTCCCATGGTCATTCCTTCCCGTCCACGCCCGGAGCCCGAGCGCGCCACGGCACGCTGATGGCGACATAGATGGTGCCGGCGTGGTCCATGAAGCAGCGCGGATCCAGCGCGCCCATGTGGTTGCGCAGCAGAGTGATATCGTGCCAGTCGCGCTTGCACTTATCGCACGCGTTGAGCATGCGTTCGCCATGCTCGCACACGGCAAACTCGTACGCCTTCGCCCGCGCCTCCGCCAACGCCGCGTGCATGATCGCGGACTTCTCGTCCGGATACACCGCCACATCCCAGTCAAGTCGATCGGAATGGTCCCCGGTTGAGGCTGCGACTACCCAAACCGTGGCCGGCGTTCGCTTGGTCACGCCCATGAGCATCTCTGTTGGTGCAGCTCGCAGATCGCCTCCGCCCACTTCTCCGCCGTGCGCACGTCACGCACCGGGATCCCGATCCGCCCCGCCTCGGCGATCTCCGCCCTCATGCCGCCGGAATCCTCCGAACGCCACGGCGGAAGGGCGGCCCACAGCGCATCGCACGTGGCGAGCATGCGCAGGCCGATCCGCACGCCGGCCGCGCGGCGCTTCGGCCAGCGGTGACGCCAGGTAGATGAGCGGGCGCTTCATGGCTTGAGCGTCCAACCGCCCGGAGGAGGGCACCGCGCGGCCTCCACGGTAGTGAGATGGGCGTGGAGCGGAGCGCGGCAGACGCGCTCGCACGTGTGCGTGTGGGTCTCGCCTTCTCGTGGGCGCTCCAGGATAGGGCCGCCGCAATAGGCACAATCGCCAAGCTTGGCGGGCTCCTTCTCCCTGCGCTCTCTCTCGGCGAGCATGGCGGTGGCGCAGTCGTAGGCCGTCACCGGAACGTTGAGAGTCTGGAAGTTCGGATCCGCGCACAACCCTTGCATCGCCATCGCGGCGAGCTGATGCAGCGACGGAGGAGGCTCTGGGAGGCGGCGATCGGGATGCTCGGAACACCACCAGTCCTCGGCGTGGTGGCCTCCGCGCGCCCCTCGGCATTCCCCATCCGGCTTCTCGCCGGAGACTTGATGCCGCTCGCGGACCCACCATGGACACGTCGAACATGTCGCGGGCACGCTCACGCCTTCACCCCTTTCCCGGATCGGATGCCTTTGAAGGATCTTTTCCTGCGCCTGATCTCTCGCGATGGCCTGCTCCAGGGTCTCGCCCGGGAGCATTCGGACGGGAGTTACCTCGGGGCACTGGGCAGCCAACGCCTCGACCCAGAGGACCGACTCGTCCGGCGCGTTACCGGTCCGCATCGCGTGCGCGATCTCGCGACATGCCGCCGTCCAGCCGGCCTTGACGCCGGCCGCAATGGCACCCTCAATCGCCTTCCGCTGCTTGGCTTCGTCGTTCATGGTCAGCCGATCCCTTCCTCGATTGCGATCCCCGCCTCTCCCTCTCGAACAATCTCCAGCACGACCCGTGCGCCCGCTTCGGCGGCCATCTCGTGGATGATCGTCCGCGCCTGCCGATCGAGCAGTGAGGCGTTTCGGCATCCCACGATTTTCAGCTCGCCACCCCTGGACAGAGCCACGCCCATCGAGACCCGCAGGCGTTGCGCGTCGGACGCCTGCGAGAAAGGCTGCCCTTCGTAGACGATCCCGCCCTCCGGCGAGAACGAGAGCCCGGGGACCGGAAACGTGGCGCCCGCGAGCAGATCGGTGCGGGCCAGATCGATGCGCTCGATCTCGGCGGTGAGTCGCGCCTGCTCTGCCATGCGCTCGGACAGCTCGCGACCCACGCGGGCGCGCTCGCGATTGGCCCGGACGGCGGCGTTGGTCGCCTCGAGCTGGCGCATCTGCGCCGGGATCTCGCCGAGATCGGGATCGGAGAGCGCGGCGACCTCGGCCGCCAGATCCTTGCCCTCGGTCTCCAGCCTGTCGCGATTCTCGGCCAGTTGCTGCGCCCGCGCCCGCGCCTCGGTCAGCGCCACCTCCAGGGCTTCCGCCTCACGTGCAGCCTCTGCGGCGCTGGACTTGATCGACGCGTAGGCGGCGCGCTGGCGCGCCAACTCTGCCCGCCTGGACTCGTTCGCCGCCTTCGCCTCGCTCCGGCGCTGCTGCTCGGCCATCAGGTCGGCCGCGCTCACCTCGTCATCCGGCGCCTCTACGGCAGGCATGCCGGCGAGCTGGCCGGTGAGCCGCGTCACGTCTCGTCCCACCGCGGTGCGCGAATCGTAGGTGGCCTTGCGCGCGGCATCCAACGGCGCGAAGTCCAGACCCACGATCTGCCGGAGCTGCTCGGCCTGCTCCTTTTCCGGGAGCAATAGAAACCCCACCGGATCGATGGAGGACGAATTCAGGAGAGCATCGAGCATCGCCTGCGGAGAATCGTAGCGAGCTCCATCCTTCGCCGTCACTTCCAGGCGCGTGCCCTTTGCCGTGATCCTGCGCTTCACGGTAAGCCCGGTATTCAGCTCGGCCACGATCTCGGCTGCGCTGGAACCGTCGCGAATCGGCTTCTCGGGGGCCGCCTTGCCGCCCCGGAACAGGAACTCGATGGCCCGGAGCACGCTCGACTTGCCGACCGCGTTGGGCCCGCACAGGCGCGTCACCGGGTCATCCCCGAAAGGAATCTCCAGCGCCTCGATCGCCATGAAGTCATCGATCTTGAGCCGCACCAGGCGGCACTTCTCGTGGTTGCCCATGGTCAGCCCTCCTGCCCGGGTTCGCGGTCCATTGCTGCCGGATCGGAGCCCGGCTCCAGCGTGCGATCTTCCTGCGGAGCGTCCTGGGTCTGGCCGGCCGCTGCCTTGATGCGGTCCTTGAGGGCGGGCCGATCGGCGGCCGAAGGCGTCACGTCGATCGCCGCTTCCGCCCGATCGTGCTCGTCTTCGTCGGCTAGGGCGGCTCGCGCATCGGAGATCTCGGGCGTCTTGGGGAGCAGGTTGTACAGGCGCCGAAGGGCTGTCTTCTTGGCCATTGCCTCCCAGTCGTCGTTCCATGGGCCGCCGCCATCCCGGGCACTCTTGGAACGTGCCTTGATGGCGTTGATTTCGTCGAGAGGCAGGTAGGCCGCCTGCGCCTCCCCGTTGCGCAGCTTGACGATGGCGTATGCGCCCTTGATGACGCCCCGCTCTCCTTCTGCGCGCTGGTGGCGCAAATGCACCAGCGTGGCGCCGGAGGCGTCAATCCAGTATTCCCAAACGTCTACTTCACGGCGCACGTCAGCGTGTACCGCCAGCACCTCACCCGAGCGACGGGCGATGTCGATGAGGCCGCGGTAGTCGGTGATGCCCACCAGGTCCGTGGTGCCAGCTTTCTTGTTTCGGAACGGGACGAGCCACCGGCCGCCCTCCACCCCGGGTTCCAAGCCGAGCCGGGCGCAGGTCATCAACTCCGAGACCACGGAGAGCTGGGAGCACTCCCGGATTGCCGGGACGCGCGACACCATCACCAGCGCCAGCTTCACCAACCGCTCTGGCGTCAGGTACCTGGTGGCCACCTCTCGGAAGCTCGGAAGCTTCTCCTGGATCGTCTGCTCCAGCGTCTTCGTCGGCACGGTCGGCCGGGCCTGCGGCTTCTGAATCGAGGCGGGCTTCCCGGTCGACTTCTCGTCGCCCATATTCACTTCTCCTTGGCAAGCCGGAGCACTCGGCTCGGCTCGCGCGTCACGGTGTAGGTGGATCCTGCCTGGAGTCGATAGGTACACAGCCCGTCAACGCCGTCCGCCTCACCGATGGCGGCGCGGAGTTGATTGCCGATGAGATCCTCCGCCTCCTTGGCTACCTTCGTCGCGGCCTTGGCGGCGCGAAGGCTCGCGACCAACTCGCGCAATTCCGGCGTGGCCGGGATGGGCGGCGCGACGGCGGCCGGGTAGCGCTTTCGTAGGTACTCGGAGTAGGCGCCCGTTCCGTCGACCGGGCACGGCAACCCCTGGACGACGTGGTCGCCCCACCACTTTTCGGCGAATTGGACGAGATCGCCGCCCATCTCCCGATCGCGCGTGAGCGGGTACTCGCGCGGATCGTTGCCGCCGATGAGCACAACCACGGTGCAGGCGTCGAGCCCCGCCACTTCCATCTGCGTCTGCGCCTGGACCACGAAGGTCTCGGGGAGCGCGGCGCCCTCCTGGCCCGACTCGCCGAAGCTGCCGACATTCCAGGCCGACGTGTTCTTGCACTCCAGCAGGCGAATCCAGTCGGCACGCTCGTAGCGGCCGGCCGGCACCACGACGCGGTCAGGCGACGCGAACAGGATCTTGCTGGACGGGTGCGGAATCTTCGGCGGCGTGAAGATCTCGACGCCCTCGGCCGCGTGATCCTCCAACCACCCTTGAGCGATGGCTGCCTCCAGGAGGGTCCCGCAACGAGTGAAGCGATTGCCCTCGAACGGTGGCAGAATCCCCCGCTTCACGTCAGCGAGTTCCTGCGCCGCCTGAAACCGCGACAAGCCAAGGGCGATCGGCACCTCTGAGGCGCCGAGACCCTTTCGGCGCTCGGCTTGCTGCTCGGGCGTGAAGCTCACAGTTCCTCCAGGTAGTCGAGCGCCTGCGATCTTGCGGCGCACGCGCTCATGTCGTTGCTCGGGGCGATGAGATGGCGAACCAGAGACCGCACCAGCAGCCGCGCCCGCTCGATCTCGGACCGGAGCATGATTTCCATCGCGTCCCCGCCTCCGAGGCTTTCGTAGGCCACGGGAATCATGTCTTCGAGACGTGTGCCTCTCAGGCGGTCCACGCCGCACTCTGCCAACGCCTCGATGGCGTCCCTCAGCTCATGTTCCGAGGGGTCTCGATCTACGTTCGCGGGAAGCATCTTCATGGCTGGCCCTCCGTAGAGAAATCACCCGCCCCGGTCGCTCGCCCGCAGCCTGACGACTGCGGAACCGGGACGGGCACCCCGGGAGGATTCCCAGGGAGTTGACAGCGCGCGTGCTCTTCGGCGGCTTGACGAGCGGCCTCTTCGGTGGCGGCATACCCAAAGTGCGATTGCGCTCGGTCGCTGCGGCCGTGCTCTTCCGCCCACCAGAAGTAGGCATCCCCGCCGCCGCAAGCGGCCAGGGCAACCCCATAGACGACTCCACTCTGGGAAATGCCCGCCACGGACTGCCCGACGCGGGGCAGCGACCACCGGATCTCGGGCTCCTCGCACTTCGGGCACCGCCCGCCCGTCGTCGTCGGTACAAGAGCCTCCTTGATCGCGGCGAGCGCCTCGTGGGCCTTCGCCGCCGCCTCGCACACGTCAGGCGCGTAGCCGGCGCAGGCGGGCTTGCACTGGCAATCGTGCGGCGTCGAACACCCCTCCGCGATGCCGGAGTCGTGCGGGTGGTCGACCTCGCGGCAATCGGTATCGCCACACACCTGCACGCAGCCGCACGTGAGCGACTCGATGGCTTCGCGGGCCAGCAGCAGGGCTCGAAGGGCGTCACTCATGGCTTCACCGCGACGCCGCTTGGCGAATACTCCACCCATTCCAGTTCGCTGCCGCAGACCTCGTGACGTTCCTGGAAGGTCACCTGGTCCCACGCAAGAGCATCCTTGCACTCCGGGCACCACCAAACGCCGGACCGAACGCCGGTCATCGTCGGCGGGGGCAAAAGGCCCTTCCCGGGAGGAGAGGCACCCCCTTCCGTGTCCGCTGGCGCCTCGCTCCGCCAGACCTGGCCCTTCCGGTCCGGTGGCGCCACGGACCGAGCGATCCCGGGGTGCGGAGGGAACGTGCCGCGCAGGGCGCGCGCCTCGCGCCAGAGCTCCGCCGCGCCTTCCTCGGTCCGTCGCAAATTCTCACGCAGGCGCGCGGCGTCGGACTCGTAGCGCTCCACCAGTTCGGGCGCCAACCAGCGTGCAAGACGGACACGGCGCCACATGGTGCGCTCTGCCAGGCGGGAGCGGAGCATCAAGTAGCGGCGACGGATGCGGTCACGGATGGTCACTTGTCGTCTCCTTGGCGGTGGCCTTGGCAATCGCGGCGAAACATCGGGCCTCAATGTGGCCTCGCTTCTGTGCGCACCACTCTGCCCATGCGCGCGCCCGTCGTCCGTCCTCGTCGTTGCCCATGTACACTTCCAATGGCTGTGACTTGCCGGGGCGGAGCATTCCGGTGTCCCGGTAGAAGTCGTCCGCGAGTCGCTCGAAGGTGTCGTTGGCGTCCTCGCCCGGCAGCCGCATCGTCCAGCCCGTCAGCTCGCGCAGCGCCGCCAGCAGCTCCGGTGCAGCTTCCCGGACGGGGTCCGGAGGCTGGCCGGAAAGGGTTCGGATGCGTGCCGCGAGTGAGCGAGCGGTGGACGCCGCGCCGGCCAGCGCCCCGGATGCCGCAGCGTGCTCCACCGGGAGCGCCGGAGGCGTGGCCGCGCAGGCGTCGCAGACGCGCGCAGCCTCTTCAAGACCTTCGCGTCGGCCGGCGGCGCGGGAGGCGTCCCGCTCGTCAGCCAACATCTTCACGGCGTGCGCCAGATCGATACAGGCCGCGTCGCCGATCTCGGGGCCCGCGGCTACGAGCGCCCGGAACGTCGCGTTCGTGACTCCGCGAAGGTTCTCCTCCCTGCCGGCGCCCTTGCGGATCTCTTCGGCCCTTCTGCTGGCAGCCTTGAGCCGTCGCGCGGCCTCCTCCACGATGTCAGCGTGGTCAGCGTCACCCGGGCAGTTCGGCATCGCCGCCCGTAGCCGATCCATGATCCCGGAGACCTGCTCCGTCCATCGACGGCACGTGTCGAGCACCTCGGCGGACGTGTACACCGATTCGGCGTCCAGGCGGGAGAGCAACTCGGCCGCAAAGGCGCGCGAGTGACCAAGGCCGGAGCGAGCTGCGACGCCAGCCCCCGGATAGTGAGCCTCCGCATCCTCCGCGGCGACACGCATGGTCTCCGCGTGTTCCGCCCATCGCGTCGCCATCTCCCGCAGGTCTGCGATCAGGTCAGCCATTGTCGACTCCCTGTCCCGGCGTCGCATTCGTCGGCTCGATGCGCTTGTGCCCGGCAATGTCGAATTGCCACATCGCATCTGCCGGGGAGGCGCCAATTCCCACGACTCCGTCATGGGGGTTGTCCCCGTACAGAGCCACCCACCTGTCTCCGTCAAGAGACAGCTTGGGCCTGTAGATGACGGACGGGAGGTCGTACCCGCTTATCACGGCTTCCAGTTGGCGTCTTACCAGCTCCGCCGCGTCTTGCACCGCTTGTCCTGCTAGATACGCCGCTCTGTCCGCGCTCATGCGCCGCCCCCCTCTGGTGTCGAATCCCGCTCCGCGAGGCGCCGGCATTCTCCGGCCGCGGCCTCGTAGACGTTCCGTGCCGCCGTGAGCATCCGCGCGCCCGACTTGGTGCCCCGCTCCAGCACCTCTCGATGGTCGAGCGCCGCCAGCGCGCACGGCATGCACAGCAGGTCGATCCCGCCCTGGCGCGATGGCAACTCGCAGGCGTCACCGGGATCGAGCGAGGCGCCGCACTCGGGGTTGGCGCACTCGACCGGCCCCCGCGGGGACGAGAACGCGATCCCGCTCCCAGGTTCTCCGGCCCGGGGCGGCGGGGCCAGGTCCGGACGCCTGACGGCGCTGGCCAGATCCAGGACGTACCGGCGCTCCCCCGGGCTGAGTCGGCCCGCCTCGGCCACCAGATCGACGTCTAGGCCCGTTCGGCGAGCGGCCTCCCGGAAGCGCTCGGATAGTCCGCTCATCGGCTGCCCTCCTCGTCGTCCGGCCCGAGCGCTGCGCGAGCGTCGGCCAGACATTCCGCCACCGTGGAGCGCTGGAGATCGTAGGTGTTTCGAGCCATCAGCGAGTCGAGCCGGCCGGGGCCGTCCCATGCCACGTCGATGAATACTCCGGCCGCTTCCAGTCCGCACGCGGCCTTCCGCAGTTCCTCGCGCAGCCGCTCCACTTCGGCGCGCAGGACGATCGCGCAGCATCCGACAGCATCCTCCGCGTACACGCCGCGCGGGAGGTCCGCGCCAGCCAGGCCGCCTACCCCGGCCGCCCGCAGGTACTCCAGGGCAACGCACGTTTCCTCTGCGGTGGGGGCCCGATCGAACTGGTCCATGGCTAGCGGCCCTCCGCCTGCGCGATCGCGGAGGTCGCCTTGCTGGTTCCGACATAGCCAGTGATGTCAGCACCATCGGAGATCGCCCGCTCAACATCGGCTACAATCTCGCGCAGCGCCTGAAGCAACCGCGGGGAGGCGGCGTAGAGGCGCGCGTCGGCCCGAGATCGAGAGTCGCTGGCCGGCCCGCAAAGGGCGGTCGCGTCTCCTCGCGCGTCTACCACCGCAACGTGCTCCGTGCCGGCCCGGAACAATTCCGCCTGCTTCGGCGCGAGCGTTACCACCATCGCCTCCAGCGGCCCCGGCGTATGCTCTTTTCGTGACTCCATCGTGCTCCCCCCCCCAATCGTTGTCAGCACTCATAGCGCGGTTGCATTCGGATGTCAACTCGTCGCGGTTGACTACCGCACGACACATGCGATAGGGTGCAGCCCAATGGCACGGAGAACGACTCGCCCTACTACTCCTCTCGGACGACAGATCGCGGCCCAGTGCAAGGCGCTGAAGATGACCCCGTCGCAAGTCGCGCGTCGCTGCGGGGTGACGCGGCAGGCGATCAGTCAGGCACGCAAGCGTGGGCGCTGCTCTGACGCACTACTGAGCGATCTGTCTCGCGTCCTAGAGATAGATCTGAGGGCGCGACTTCGTATCCCGAAGCGGGTCGCGGTCAGGCCCAAGCCCTGGAGCTCCAGATGATGGTGCTCGTGTACGAGACGATCACTCGTACCTTTTGCGTCTGTCGACCGGCGCGATGGAGGCATCCGAATGAGTGAGCCCGGTATTCACCACGAGTTACCCAAGGGGACGCCAGCGGATGGCGGGCACCCGAAAGTCGACGCCGCGCGGGCAAACGCGGCCACGCCGGGAGGAAGCGACCCGGCATCTCGGGACGGCGGAGGCGTCGCCGCGGTAACGATCTCCGCGGGGGTGGACGTCGCCGGGCGCCGCCTGCTGGAGGAGATCGGGCGCGCCGAGATCCCGCCGCCCGTGCGGCTGCTGCGGACCGGCGCGCCCGCGGGCGGCGTGGACAAGAGCGGGTTGGCGTTCGCGCCGCCGCAGCACCCGACCCGTGACGATCGACGCGCCGAGCGCAACGAGCGGATGGCGACGTTGCGACGCCTGGTGATCGCCCGAGCTCGCGGGCGGTGCGAATTCGACTGCGGCACAGGCGAACCGACGCAGGCCCACCATGTGCTCGGCGGCGCTGACCGGCGCGCCCTGGAGAGCGAGTACACGCTCGCCGGGATCTGCGAGGAGTGCCACGGCCGGTGCAACGAGTCGCCCGCCTGGGCGCGCGAGAAGGCGATCGCGTGGGCGAGATTCCGGATGGAGATGGCCGCCCTCGTGGTGCCGCTCGTCCCGGCCGAAGCGCGGAACCGAGACGGGTTCGCCGCGACATTGGAACGCCTGGAGGCTCGCGCCGCACTGGCCGCGGCCCAGACGCCCAGGCCCACGGGAGCGTACGATGGACGGTGACGAGCGCGTGGACCTGACGGACGAATCCGGCGCCGTCGTGCTCAGCCTGGAGGTGGCGCGCCGGTTGCGCCACTTCGCCGCCAGCAGGGCCAAGTGCGACCACAAGCGCACCCGCATAGATCCCGACGAAGCTGAGATGGCGTGCCTGGATTGCGGAGTGCGTCTCAACCCGACGGAATGGATCATCCGTCTCGCGGAGCACTGGAAGCATTATCGGTCTCTAATAGACAACGCCCGCGAGGAGGCGCGCAGGCTGGAGACGAAGCGGAGGGTGAAGTGCGATTGCGGCAAGATGATCGCCTTGCACGGCTTGAGCGCGGACGAGCGGCGAGTGCGTGAGACACGAGAACGCCGGCTATCGGACGCCCTGGAGCAAATCCGGCTTCTCGTTCCGGCCTCCGCCGCTACGTACGCGGCGGAAATTGCTCGGAAGGCACTGGCGGCGCGCGATCCATCGCCTGCTCCGTACGGTCAACTCACGCTGGTCAAATCGGAGTCGGACCCTGGACCCACCGTCAACAACCAGCCGAGGGACGCATGACCCTGCCGAACGGCTACGTCGACTCCGCCCAGGAGAGCGATGGCGTGTGGTGCGTCACGCTGCGGAGGCGCACCGGGAAACACGTGTGGTGCTTCGGCAAGACGATCGACGGGGCCATGGCTGAGGCGATCCGGGTGGCAGGGGCGGCGCGCTCCGCGGAGGGCCGCTCGTGATCCGCGGCTCGGTGGTGGACAACTTCGCGGGCGGTGGCGGGGCGTCGCTCGAGGGCGACGCGCGGGCGGTGCTGGCGACGTTTCCGGCGGAGAGGGGTGCCGCATGAAGCATGAACGCCCCCGCGCCGTGCCGCGCCGGGTTCGCGAGCGCGACCCGAACTCGGAGACCAACTCGCGCCGGAAGCGGCGATTCGGCGACCCGAAGGACACTGGGCTTCCCGGGCGCGGAGCCGGAGCGTCGTCCCTCCTCGCCGCGCCCCGTCCGCCGGTGATCTGCTTTCTCTACCCGGATCTGGTCGACGCCAGCGAGCTCGCGACACCGGCGGCGGTATTCGGCCAGTACCCGCGGCGCCTGATTTCGCAGCTCCTGCCCCTGCTCCGGTGCGAGCGGCGCGACATCCTGCATGTTTGCTCGGGCTCGCTGCCCCGCGGCGAGGGGATCCGCGTCGACCTCCGGCCTGAGGCGCGCCCGGACATCCTCGCGGACGGGCGCCACCTGCCGTTCGCCGACGGTTCAGTCGCGGCCGTGCTGATTGACCCTCCGTACACTGAGCACTACGCGCGCGACTTGTACGGTGTCGACTACCCGCGGCCGTCGCACCTGCTGCGCGAAGCCGCGCGCGTCGTCCGTCCCTGCGGGCGCATCGGCTTCGTCCACTACCTCGTCCCCAATCCCCCCCCCCAATTGCAGGGTGGTGCAGGTGTTCGGGCTGTCCACCGGGTTCGGGTTCCCGATGCGCGCGGTGACGATCTTCGAGCGAGAGCAGGCCGGGTTGGCGCTCCCTCCGCTCCTCAACGTCGGAGGTGCGCGGTGAGCGACCGCACGGCGTCCCTCAAGGAGGTGCGCAGGGCGGCTCGGGCGGAGGCGTCCGATCCGGAGCTCCCGGCGCTGCTCGCGGAGGCCGAGGAGCTCCGCCCGCACACGCGAGCCGGCTGCGTCGACGGCCCGCGGCCGTGCCCCTGGCTCTCCTGCCGGTACCACCTCGGGATCAACGCGACGTCGGCGGGTGGGCTCCAGGTGCGCGACCCGGAGACGCTGCGGGAGAGCTGCGCGCTCGACGTCGCCGATCGGGACGGCGTCACCCTGGAGGAGGTGGGCGGAATCATGGGGGTTACTCGCGAACGCATCCGCCAAATCGAAAGGGCGGCACTGCGCAGGCTCAATTCCGCGCTGCTCACCGAGACGCCGAGGGCCGAATGACCAGCTCGCTCGAAGCCCTCGCCCTGCGCCGCGCCTCCGAGGAGCGACCGGAACTGCTGTTGATCCCGGACCTGGACGAGGGAATCCCGGACGACAGAACCACGCTCCGCGGCTACGAGCTGGCCAAGCTGGCGCGCAGGCTGACGGGGCTGCGAGCTCGCGGGAGGGCCTGCTACCGCTGCGCGGTGGTGTTCGAGGTGGGCCAATCGCGGTGCCCTGTCCATGGCGAAACTCGGCCGCCGGCGATGGCCCGCGGGAGGCTCCGCGTTCTGCCATCCGTCTCCAGGCGCGAAACTGCGGCTCTGCGACGCGAGGCGATAGGCAGGGTGCTGGTGCGCCTCAGGGCGTCCCGTGGCTGGTCGCAGGAGGAGGCGGCAGACCACGGGAGAGTCCACCCCAACTCGCTGAGAGGCTGGGAGCTGGGGCGAGTTGAGCCCAGGGCCGTGACGCTCCATCGGCTGCTACTGGAGTGGGGCGAGGACGACACGGCGTTCTGGGATGCATGGGCGGCAGAGATAGACTCCAGTATGGCCGACGGTCGGGCGCGGACGGTGTCGGCATGACTACCACACGCACCCGACTTGACGGTCCACGCCCCGCGCTAATAGCATTGGACGCATGATCGTGTACGAGACGATCGGTAATTTCACTGTACCCGGCGGGTTTCTCCCGCTGGAGCGGCCGATGGCCGACAGACGCGCGAGCTCGTACCTCTTGCGTCTGTCGGCCGCCGCGATCTGGGGCTCGTGATGGCGTTCGCTCAGCGCGTAGGAGCCCTGTGGCGCTGCGATGGGTGCGGGATTGTCGCCGCCTGGGGCCAGGAGTGGCGGACTTTCGGATCGCACGCCGAGTACGATGAGGGCATAATCCGGTGGGTGTCATGCTCGGAAGCATGCGCCGACAAGATCCCGCCCCGACTGCGCGATCTGCCGAGCGGCCCTCAGGATCTCAGTACGCCCGGAATGCGCTCCCGGCTGCGGGAGAGCATCGAACGCCTGCGGCTTGAGGCTGAACTTGATCGGCTGCGGGAGCCATCCTGATGGCCAGACAACGCACCCTCAAGCCGGGGTTTTTCACCAACGAGGACCTCGGCGCCTGCTCTCCGCTCGCGCGCCTCTTGTTCGCCGGCATGTGGTGTTGGGCGGATCGCCTAGGGCGAACCTTGGATCGCCCTAGGCGTTTGAAGGCCGAGATCCTCCCCTACGACGCCGCCGATGGAGAGGCTTTGGTGTCGGAATTGGCCCGCGCAGGGATGATCCGGCGCTATTCGGTGGGCGAAACGGCCATCATCCAGATCGTCAAGTTCTTGGAGCACCAGGACCCCCATCCAAGGGAAACCCCAAGCATTCTGCCGAACGAGGCTGGTGAATTCCCATCCCAAGGTCAGCCTAAGGCCAACCCTAGGGGCGCCAAGGTACCGCCAAGGTCACCTAGTCCTTCTAGGCCTTCTGGATCCGAGGAAGAAGAAGCCTGCTCGGAGCTGGCAGAAGCGCCAGCGTCCGAGCCCGACGAAGCACCGAGCCGAGAGGAGAGCCATGGAGCAGGAGCTGAAATACGGCATCGACGAGAAAACATCGAAGCAACTCGCGGAGGCATTCAAGCACCACCCCCCGTTCGGCGACCAGTCGGGGCGCTACATGCTGATCCGGGAGGGGGCGGCGAGGCTGGCGCGGACAATCTGCGGCCTCGCGCCGGCAAGCCGGGAACGGTCTCTCGCCCTGACGAACCTGGAGCAGGCGGTGATGTGGGCCAACTCCGCGATCGCTCGGAACGAGACCCAGGAGAACCCAGAGACCACGTAGCCCAGCCTGATCCGTGCGAGGATTCTCAGGGCAGCACAGCGGCGCCCGTCACCCCGACTCACGTCGAGGAGGACTCCGATGCCCCTAGCGCCGGTGACGAACCGGCCGAATCTCCCGCCCAGGCCTCGCCCGAGGCCTCATCGCCGCGTGCGGGCGCGGCGCCCACCAGCGCCAGGGGAGCGGAGTCGCCCACGCTCGACCCCCCGCGAGCGAGCACCGCTCCACTGGCGCATTCTCCTCCGGCGCTGGAACTCGTTGCGCCTAGCCGCGCCAAGGCCAAGCCGAAACCCGAGCCCCCCGACCCACGCAAGGCCGCGCTCCGGGAAATCTGGGAGGCTGAATTCCTGACCGCCATCGGCGGCGCGTACCGGTGGCTAGGGGCGAAGGATGCGTGCGCGATCCGGTCCCTCGTTGCCGTGGACCCGGCCGAGTTTCGGGCGCGCGCCAGGAAGGCCCTCCGCATCGTCGGCTACGGCCGATGCACTACCGTCGCCCAGCTCAACATGCGCTGGAACGATCTCGCCGGACCGGGCGGCCCAGGCCCACCCACGAAGCCGCGCGTCATCGCCGCTCCATCGAACTTCAAAGACCCCGCCGTTCGTAACTATAAGTTCACATGAACCCTCGAATTGCCGAAATCATCGAACGCTGCAAGGCCACCGCCGACTCGCCCGAGTTCAAGGCGAACGCTGCGAAGCTGGCCGAACTGGATCGCGAGATCGAAGCGTATGGGCGCGACTCCCGGCGGCGACATGCCGGCATCCCTGCGGAGCACGTCCCGCATCTCAGCGATCCGCGGGAGACGGTAGCCATGGAGTCGGCGCGATCCTGGGTGGAGTCGCAGCGCCGGAGCGGGCCACCGTTCCACCTCGCGCCGCAGCCGTTCTTGATCCTGGGGGGAGATCTCGGCGTAGGGAAGAGCCACGCAGCGGCCTGGTGCGTGGATCAGCTCGGCGGTCTGTTCATCCCGATGGCCGACGTGGCGGCGCGCAAATTCGAGGGCGAATTCGAGAGCGAGTTGATTCGGGCGCGCTGCCTGGCGCTCGACGACTTCGGGACGGAGCCGCTCGACGCGGGCGGGTGGCAGGAGGCGCACCTGGAGAGGGTGTTGCGCGGGCGCTACTCGGAGCAGCGGCCTACGCTCATCACGACGAACGTGTGGGCGGAGGAGCTCAAGGAGCGCATCGGGCCGCGCGTCTGGGATCGCGTGATGGCTGGCGGGCCGGAATCGCTGGTGCTGTGCGAGGGAGAGAACCTTCGGCGCCATTGGGCGGAGACGGATCATGGGTAGATCACCGAAAGGAATCAGGGCGATGATCATTCACGGGGCGAAGCTGGGGCGATGCGCTCGCTGCGGTGCGAAGCTGGAGTCGGGCCGGCTGCACATGTGCGATTCCCTGCACCGCAAATTACGGTGGGCGAGATGTCTCCCGTATCTGGCGCTCGCCATGACGGTAGCGTTTGCCTACAGCGTAGGGGTGGAGCTGAACGTTCCGCTTCTGGTGGCTGCGGGGATCGGGCTCGTGACGTTCGAGCTGATCCCCGCCATCAAGATGCGACCCGGCCGAAGGCTCGCGGCGATGGGTGTCGGTGCGGCAGCATGGATCGCGTGCATGGCGTGGGTGGCGGGCAGGTGGGCGCGATGAAGAGGCGTTCCAGGGAGAGGATGGTATGACGCGCTTCGCAGCGGCGGTGCTTGCATTCCTGGGCGTGTTCATGCTGGGAGTCGGGATCGGGTTCGACGCTGGCCGGAAACAGCGCGAGGACGCGCCAGCGCCAGAACGGGTAGAGCAGGCCCGCGTCATTCAGGTCGAGTTCACCGGATGTCTCATATGGCTGGAGCGCGCCGACAAGGAGCCGATGCGACCGGTGGTGTTCCGGGTGCCGCTGGAGATGGCGCGCCAGCAAAAGGATCGGTGATGGCGAAGAGGCCTTGCAGCACGCTCCGGTGGTACGTGGAGCAAATGGATCCGTCGCCCTACTTCCCCCATCAGGTCGCGGACGCACAGCAGATCCGCGCCGAGTTGCGCGCGCTGCTGCGGCTCTACTCCGCCAGCGATGTCCCGCAGACGGGCCGCGCGGATCGGGTCGAGAAGGCCCGCGCCAGCGTGGCGCGCGTCAGCAAGAAAGCGAGGCGGTGATGTTACCCGGGGATAGCCTCCTGGCGGCAACGGTAAGTAATAGTGGCGACCGACTGTTTCTGCTGTGGAGCGTACGGGAAGATCTGGATCTGCTTATCTATGGCGACAGCGTGCTATCGGATGGCGTGCTGGATGTGGAGCGAGAGATCCGGTGGTGCAACGAGCGCGGGCGCCCCGTCGCGCGGACCACCGCGCTCGAAGAACTCGCGGAGACTCGACCCGAGCTTGCGGGCGCAGCGCGCGAGCAAGCCGAAACGCTGGAGGACTCGTGATGTGGTGTCGATCGACGAAGCAACGAAGGGCGGCGGTGCGGCGACGCGAAGAGCAGTGGCGCAGCACTCCGGAATACCAGGAGGAGGCAGATCAAGACCTCCGGAGACGGCTGCGGTCGGCCCAGGAACACGTGGTGGCGATCGGGTGGGTGTTGGATGATTTGGGGCCGATATGGCCGTGAACCATTCGGAAACTCCGAAGAGTTGCGCCGGCCCCGTTCTCTTCGTCGTCCCCGTCGCTCCAGTCGGCGTGAACGCATCGTACGTGCGTCGCTCGATGACCGGTGGTGGCCCGGGCCTGCGAAAGACCGACGCAGCGAAGGCCTACCGGGACGCGATCATGATGGCTGGCTACGCCGCGATGCGCGGGCGGCGCCCGTTTGATGGCCCGGTCGCCGTGAGCCTGCTGTTCGTATTCCCATCGAGACGCTCGGATCTCGATGGGCCGATCAAGAGCACGCTCGACGCGCTTCAGTCGGCGACCAGGGCGCGTTATCGCGGCGCCGGAGTCATAATCAACGACAACCAGGTCGAGGAGCTCCAGGTGCGCCGAATCATCGATCCCGAGAAACCCCGCGTCGAGATCGAAGTGATTGATACGAGATCGTTAGCGGAATTGGCGAAGCTGGCCGAACTGGATCGCGAGATCGAAGCGTATGGGCGCGACTCCCGGCGGCGACATGCCGGCATCCCTGCGGAGCACGTCCCGCATCTCAGCGATCCGCGGGAGACGGTAGCCATGG